CGTTCTCAACATGGTACTCCGTGAAATAATAGGCAACGTAGGGGTTGGTAATCCAGCCGCCTAATGCTATGATGTTGTTCGTGTCATATAATGGGTCGTAGACTGCGGGATCTTTGATTCCGAACACTTTGTTTAGTCCTCTGATCAATGGCAGACTCTGGTTGTCCGCTATGAGTAGGGCAGCGTCATAGTCTAGGTTGCTGCAGTATTGTACGAGGGTGCTGTTGCTTTGCGGTGTGGCCGCATCCATTTTGATGTCGAAGCTGAAGTCGAATTCGCCGATTCCCTGCTGTGAAGTCATGTTGTGGCTTATCATGTAGTCTTGTATGTCGTAGCCTCTGAGCAGCAGTTTGAACGTTGAGTTGATTGTTTCATGTGCGCCGAGAACGAAGCCGTCTGCGGTCCAGGCGAGCAGATAGTAATAGTCTTGCTGGAGCCAGTCTGGAGTTACGGTGTTGTCAACTGCGAATGCTTGAAGCCGTAATGGAACGAGGCCCTTGTTCTTCACCTGTATCGTTTGGCTGTCGCTTGCGGTAAGCGGTTGGTCCAGTTTGATTCTGCCCCATTCTATCTGTGTCGGATAGACGTCGAGGATTGCTGGCACGATGATTCTGCCTCCGCCTGAAAGCGGCTGGACAATACCGACTGGCAGAAATACAGCTGCAAAAATGTAGCTGCCCAAGAATGCCATGCCAAGACAGGCGATGACCAGAGCTGCTATTGATCTTTTGCTGAGTGATATTCCTTGTTTCTTGCTCTTCTTTACTTTCTTAGATTTTTCCATATTCTTTTCACCTCCCCTGCTTACCTTTTGATAATGGGTAAGACTGTGATACACCTGCAGCTGTACCTGCAAAATTGGGCAGTTGGGTCTGCCGCGTCTGCTTCGGATGGTTCCGAGTGTAGTTGCGGACTAGATCTCTGATCATGTAGCCGCCGCATTCCATACAGTAGCCCTTCTCTTTCCATGTTGGACAGTAGTTTGTGGGCTCTGGAAAAATCCATCGTGGCATTCCCGGCATCCAGCCGAGAATTATGACGCGGTTTCTCGACTGTGGGATGCCGTAGTGCACGTAGTTTGTGAGGCGCCATTCATAATGGTATCCTGCCTTGTGGAAGAGCCAGTGCAGGTGCTTGAAGATTTCGCCCTTGTCCCAGCTTCGTATGCCAGGCACGTTTTCAAACATGAAGTAGGCAGGCTGATATATCTTAACTATATCAGCGAAGATATAGCTGAGATTATTACGCGGATCTTCATAAGTGGAGTCCGCCCTTTTCTTCGTTCGGGCTTTTGTGTTGATTGTGCTGAAGCCTTGGCATGGTGGGCCGCCGACGATGAAGTCAAACACTATCCCGTCCCTGAATGGCAGGTGCGCCATGTCTGCTCTTATCGCTTGACCAACTCTGTTAATCTGATATGTTTGGCAGCAGTTTCGGTCAAAGTCAACGCCGATGAAAGTTGCTTTTGTCTCATCATATTTCGGCCGTGTCCTGCGTCGAAGTTCATGCCAATCATCCATTCTGGGTTCAGTGCGGCAGAAAGCTTCCTTCATTCCGAGGCTGATTCCACCGGCTCCGCAGGGCACATCCAAGATGAGCAGTGGTACAGGTGCAGCGGGGGATGTGTCGCCTTCGACGTCTCCCAGGTCTAGGATGATTTTGTCTTCCGTTTCAAGTGGCGTGTAGAGAAGGTCTGTTGGTACATCCATGGTCAATAGGTGCGGATCAAGTATGCGGCTTACCATTTATATGCCTCCATCATGTTCGCTTCTTTCCAGCCACGGCAACCCTTTTTCTTTGCCGCAGCAGTTCATCGCGTCAGATTGGTCTTCGTATTCTTTGCCGCATTTTGAGCATGCCCAATGATGTTCTGTTGGCCAGCCGTACTTTGGGTGTCGTTTGGTCACGATCTTGTTTGCCCATTTTCCCATCAAACTCGCCCCCGATTGTCTTTATATTTGCCGCGTCTGATTTCGGCCCAGCTCCAGCCGCCGCCGCTCTTGGGTTCAAAGATCAGGTGAAGGAGGTTGCGGATGTTGTCCCATTCGGACGCTTGAGCATCGCCTTCTTTCAGTCTCACCCATTCAACATACTTCGCGGTAACGGTGTCGCCCATGCGCGTGAGAAGTCCCTTCGTTCTTTTCAATAAGGGGGCAGCGTATTCGGCAGACATCGTCTGTCCATCCATCAATGCTGCAAACATGTTCCATATGTCCCTGGCTACAGCTGCATCTTCAGGCTTGATTGTTTCAAGCCAAGCCTCCAGCTTGTTACATTCCTGCAGTGTTAGCGGGTCGCTCATTGTGGTATCCACCAGTCTATTAGTTGTGGGCTTCGAAGCTTGCTGGACCCATTGAACGTTTTCAGGAAAGCTACCTTCACCTGCATCTTCGTGTCGACAGCAGTGTAGGGCAATCCAACCTCGGCTTCTGAGAATGGCGGGTTGATTACCGGCGCCTGCCGTAACGCTTGGAGGATCTGGCGTGCGGTGCTGTCCTGTGCTGCCCAGCTGAAGCCTCCGCCGCATCGTCCTCTGCATACACCTACATCGTCAGCCAGAATCAAAGCGCCGAACGTGTCGCTGCGGTTCCCATCGCCCGCCGTGTAGCCGACCACATGAAAGGTGCCGCTGTCCCGTATCTTGACCTTAAGCCAGCTGGAGCTCCGCTCATACACGTATGGACTCATAGGATCTTTGGCCATGAGTCCTTCTTCATGCCGCTTGACAACCCACTCGTTCCACGCCGTGTCCACATCAAGATAGTTCGGGGTAAGCTGAACATGTTTAGGCTGGCCTGCAACTGCTTTGCTGTATGTGCTGTAGAGTGATGTTAGGAGGTTGTGCCTGTTCATGAGCGGGTCGCTCTCGAGGCGCTGGTCGTCCCATTCGATGATGTCGAAGAGCATGACGTCCACTGGGTAGAGTCTGCGTAGTTTCAGCTGTATCATCTGTAGGTTCTGAGTTTTGCATCTGCTCGCTATGGCGCTGAGGCTGCTGTGGCCCTCTTGGAAAACGACGAGTTCTGCGTCGAGGGTGAATCTTGCTGCACCTGTAGCAGTTGCGAACTGCTGCAATCCTTCAACGACGTCTGGCAGTCGCGGCGTCCATTCATCGCTGCCGTTTCTATTGAGTACGCTGACGTGGCCATTTTGGAATACGAGTTTGCCGCGATACCCGTCCCACTTAGCTTGCCAGTACATGTCAGGATGAGAGTGCAGATCCGTGAGTGAACCGTCGATGCCGAGCATCACGTTCTCTTTGCTTGTCATGTTGCAAGTCCCCTCTTGATTGTGGCTACAGCTGCATACTTCTGAATGAGAGCTCCGAACTCTTTCTTGATGGCTGCTTCGCCTTCACATGAGAACTCGGCGCGGACGATCAGGATCTTGTGGCCTGAAGGCCGCTTCGCATACATTGCTACTTCAAACGTCATCAGGATTCCTCCGCTTTACGCGCGCGTTTGAAGTGCGCGGTTCAAGTACACACCGTTCATACATTTCTATTTCAGAACGTATGTACTCGATATGTTCCTCTATTCGTCTTACTTCATGCGGTATTTTTCTTGCTTCAGTCATGTTGATCGATTCTTTTTCAGGTGGGAAATTGTATTTCATCAATAGCCCAGCTTCTCCAGTTTCTTCGAGAGAGCGTCTACTTCATGCTGTATCTCAAGAATAATCGGGTAAGAAATCTTCTGTCCGACTAGGTTGTCCAGAGCCTTCTTGACTGCCTTTATCTTCGGATGCTTCGGCATTGCCTTCAGTTCTTCTTCGGTGTGCACGCTCATGGCGCTTCACCTGTAGTTCTGCGTGCCTTGGTTCCAACTTGCACTGTGTAGTCGCGGTAGATGCTTTGCAGGATGTCAATTACTTCTGGAATGTCTGCGGGTTTGATGCTGTTCGGCTGGAGGCTTACGCTCTCAAGCTGGGGTGTTGCTTCCTCTGTCCAGTTTGCTTTGAGGATAAGGTCTGAGCCGAGGACTTTGCGCTTCTCTTTCATGACGCTTCACCTGTGGCTGCCTTCAGCATATACTTCAGTGTCGTCTTAGCCCACTGGGTAAACTCTCTTCGGTTCGAGAATTTGAAGCCCCAGCATTTGGCCTGTTCCTCCAAGAGCACTTGTCCGTCTATGACGTAGGCCACTGCGTAGGTGGTGTCTTCCAGACTGGGCATGACGTTGACTCGTGTTTTCAGGTGTAGGTTTGGGATTTGTCGTTCAACCAGTTCCAGCAGAAAGTCTATTGGGTAATAGAATTTGTCGATGATGTTGATGCTTATTTCGTCTTTGAGATAGCCTTCGGGATAGCAGCCTTCGTGTTGTCTGAACCACACGGCCGTTATTTCGTCCTTGTCCATGCTGCGTTCGTTAACCATCCATTCTTCAAACTGTCTTGCGAGACTTGTCATTGTTTACTTCCTTCCTTCTGCCAAAAGGTTGGTTCTCCGTCCTTATGAATGAGCTTCTGTCCTTCAGGCGTGTTCTCGTCCGCGTCTGCCTTGATGAGTCTGCCGTCCTCTAGTTTGCGTTCAAGGTTGAGGCTGCCGCAATGGCTGCACCTGATTCGGCGAGCTCTGCTTTTCACTGTCCAACTGCAGTCGGGGCAGACGTACTGCACCTGTGGATGGTCGTCAAGATACTTGTCCGTTGCACAGTCCAGCGTGTCCCAGTTGATGCCCTGTGTCGCATCTTGCTCATTGTCGATGTAGTCGATGATGTTTTGGGCTGCTGCTTTCGACAGGTAGATGCGCCGTTCTTTGGCGCGGCTTTGCACATCCTCTATTCCCCACATGGCCACAGCCAACATTGTTGTTGGCTTGTAGTCTTCTTGGAGCCGTTTGATGAGAGCTTCAACGGTTGTCATGGGTTCTTCACCTGTAGTTCCAGCTTGTCAGGCTGGTATCCATGGCTTACTCCTTGTCGGTTTGGTTTTGACCAGTAGCGGGGAACAAAATTTTCGCCGTAGTCAATGACCTCGATCGTTGTGCCAGTCTTCTTTACTTTGGTTTTGAGGTGGGGCATGCTGTCCTGTAGGAGCTGGTCTACTTCCACTGTCCACTGGATAATATCGTCGTCAACTTCGTTCTCTTCGTAGTATTGGTCGCGGGCTGCGGCTTCATAGGGTACACTGTTTTGTTGGCAGAGATACTTCTCGTAAGCGTCTGCGTCTTTCTTCTTGCTGAAGGCGTGAATTCCCTGATGGATTCCTGCGCTGACGTGGGTTACAACGTAGATGATCATGGCTTCTTCACCTGTAGCTTCTGGGCTTCCCTGATGATTCTTTCGTCGGGAACATCGTCGAACATTCTGGGTAGGCTTTCTAAGGTGGCCAGCCATAAGCCTTTCATGTTGTTGACGGAGGCGGGTACGCCGCGTATCTTCAGGTTCTCGGCAAGTGCGTCCGCGATTACTCCGCCGTCAACCCATTCGGTCACTATCTTCACTGCTTTAGTCACCATCTTCTTTCACCTGTAGCCTTGGGGTTACTGGTTCTGTTGGAGTTGGAGTGGCGGAGAAGCCGCGATTGGCGTGGTGGCCTTCGCGGTTTTAGCGTGTTCCAAGAAGCTGCTCAGCGCCTTCAGGTTGTTGACTGTTGATGCTTCTGCAGGTGCAGTTGCTTCGGGCGGAACTGGCCGTCGATGCTGCCACACCAAATTGCATTTGGTGGTGAACATGTGAAGGTCATAGCTGCCGTCCTCAAAGATGATTGGCTCCAGCACTACTGCCCAGCTGACGTAGACTCCGCTTTTGAACACGAACCCCGTCTTCACAACGACCACATGCTTCTCGAACAGCTTCTTAACCAGCTCGTAGAATCGGCGTTCGTTGCGGATGCTGTCCGCCTGTTTCTTGATGGGCTTCGCGTACAGTTCATAGTTCTTTTCCTGCAGAAAATTGGTTGCTACACCTGCAGGATATAGGTCAGAGTCGCCGATGTCCAGTGTGCTTGTGCTTTCCATGAAGGGCACCCTAACTTCTAAGCGTACTCCGCCGTTGCCGTCGGGCAGGACTTCGTAGCCTTGCACGTCTTCAGCAAACACTTCACGTGGTTTGCCGTCTGCGATGACTACGCGCGCGTTGCTGTGGCACGTGCAGATGTCGCCCTTACGCCACACCGTCTTAGGCTTGCCATGCTCATCAGGGGCTACGCCGTTAGGGTACAGGGGCACTTGCCACTCTTTCACCTGTATCTGGCTGCACCATGGAAACTGTTTGCAGTCAACGTGCTGTGGGCATTTGCTGCAGATTTCCGCGTGGTTTTTGACCAGTTCAATTATTACTGGCTGATCACCCAGTTTGTTCACGTCTAAAAGGTCTTTTGAAACTTCGGCTTCAAATTCGCCGTACCTTAACTTCATTTTTTCGTTGCACCTCACATTTTTAGAGGGAGCTCTTTTTCGGCACTCACTTGTGCCCAGCGGCTCCGTTGCTGCCAAACGAGTTACGCTTGGTTTTCTCTCTCCTTTTGTTGCAGGTGCTTCTGCCTGTTCAAGCGGCTTTGTCTTCTTGCGCTGCACGGGTTACAAAGGCTTCGTTTCCTATCATTGTTGTACGGGAGCGGCCTGCTGCATTCGCTGCACTTCTCTTTAGTCGGATGCCATCCCCTTACAATGTTTCTCCGCTTCCATTTTCTAAGTCTCTTCGCCGCCGCTTCTACCCTATCCAACATCTCCTTCAAACGCTCGTCAACTGGCCTATCCTGCATCATCCCTGTTCACTTCCTACACCTGCAACTAACGCTCTTGCCCGTTCCCGCGCCTCCGCCGCCCACCTGCCACCATACTCCACTTCCAACTGGTCAAACAGCAAAGCCGAAGCCGCAGCGGCAACCTCCACAAGCTCTTCTCCCTTCACCTGCAACCCAAGCAGCCTCTCCAAAACCACATTCGGACTACACCTACGCTCCAAACAAACAACAACAACACAAAGCAACTCAAGCCTACGAGCACTATCCATCCCTTCCCTTCTCCTCTTCCCTCTTCACCCGTGAAAGCATAACCGTGAAGCTCTGCTCCAACACCACAACCTTCTCAATCTTCCAAAAACTCTTCTCCCCAGAAAACTCCACATGCAACATACGCCTATCCTCACACACATCATACTCCTCATGCCCATCCACAAGACGAAGACGAAAATCTTCCTCACTAAAAATCAACGGCTTCAATCAAACACCATCCACAAGAACAACACCACACACAAAACTATAAACATTACGCCCAAACAAGAAGAAAAACACCAAACAAACAACAACAAACAAACCAACACACACCAACCAACCAAAACCACAACCCTTCCCAACAAGAACAACCCCTACAAGAACAACCAACAAAACCAACACAACCACAACACAACAACAAAAACTAAACACAAAACCCCATGCGTGGTTGTGAGGGATGGTGAGTGTTTGATGGTGAGTTTGTTGGTGCAGGTGTAGGTAGGGATGGTTGGCGACTGTTCTGGGTTGTGGGGCTTGGCAGGTGGAGTGTGTTGGCCTGCCATGTGCCCCTTGGGATTCTTTGTGAGTTCGAGTGTAGGTGTACCTTGTTTCATGTGATTTTGATGATGTTTTTGGTGAGGACTGCTGTTCCGCCGAGGCTGCGCTTGTTGTAGAGGAGGATGGGAATGGGCTCTGGGCCCGTGGTGCGGCCGATGATGCCCGTGCAATCGTAGATTTCGTTCCAGTCTTCACCTGTAGCTGGGTCGCCGTAGCAGAGGTGGAGTCGCGTGTGTTCGGCGCGGGCATGTTGGAGAACGCTGATTACCTGTCGAGGTGTGCCTTCAGGATAGTAGACGTAGCCTTCAAGCGGCTTGAACTTGACGGCTTCTTCGCTCATGCTGATTCACCTGTAGTTTGTTGTTGCAGGTTCGTAGTCAGGTTCGTAGTCTATGCAGTGGGTTGTCGTTTCAGCCGTGTCTTCACAGTCGCCCCTGTGTTTGCAGGTTAGGCAGGATTGTTCAGGCATGATTCTTCACCTGTAGGAGCGGCAGCAAATGCTTCTGTGCTTCTTCAACGTGTCTTCGCATTGCCTCGTACGCTTCTTCGTCTGGAGAAATGCAAGCGTCGAAGTCTGCGAGTGCTTCGGCTAGTTCGTCTGTTGCATTGTTGAGTGCTTCAGCAAACTTTAGCTGTATCTCTTCAGGGGTCATGGCGGTGTCCCAGTTGGAGGAGAGGAGGTCTAGCACTTGTCTTATGGTGTAGGCGGTTGAGCTGTTTCTTCTGTTTCGCAGTGCGGTTTCAACTGCTTTTAGGTTCCAGATTTTAAGCTGCGGGTTTTTCATTCTGCGCACCTCCTGCATAGGACTATTGGTTTGCCGCCTTTGATGGGGCTTCGTGAAAGTTCAAGGCAGCAGCCATCCCGTTTTTCGTAGGCTCTGATGGGAGTTCCTTCAATCTCATTGCCGCACCAGTCACAATGGGTCGCCAAGGTCATGCACCTGTAGGGGTGTGGTTCACCCCGCTTCCCCAGTGTTCAGCAAGCTTCTCTTCAAGATACTTGGCGACTTCTGCAGGTGCAGCATACACCGTGCCAACGGTCAAGTACCTGAGCTTGCCAGCTTCCCACCATCTGACAACGACGTGGGCGCGGGCGGAGGACTCAGGCTTCTTTCCAAAAGTTTTCATGCTTTCTTTTCACACTCCATTTATTGGCTGTTTCGCCACCGTTCCCGTGGCAGGATGTCCAGCCTCCCCACAGGCGTGTGGGGCTTAAGAATTCTGAAGGAAAATACAGGTGTATGAAATTGGGAAGCAGGCTTCTCTCTGCTCGTCATCAGGGCTCGCTAGACCGACTTTGGCGGCACTGCAGACTCTGCTAGGATGAAACGACCAGCATACAGTCCCTCGGAATTGCAGGAAGCCTACTTGTCGAGTTTGTCGAGGAAGCCTTTGATGCGACCATCGGGGTCTTCGGCGAGTTCGATTGTGCTCTCGGCGGTTCGGATGACGGTGCGTTGCCCTGCTCTACGGTTTGCGGCTACAGCTGCAGCATCATAACTTGCGCGGACTTCTTCTATGTGTTTGCATCCCCAGCCTGACGAATGTCGTTTGCGTCCGAAGATCCAGCTTTCGCATCCGCATTCCCATCCGCCATCATGTCTGAGACTGACGGTGTGTTCGAGCGGAGCGACGTCGGTACTTCCGCATTTAGGGCAGCTGTCTTGAGCGTTGGGAAACTTGTTTCTACACCTGTTGCATTTGTTCCGCGTCTCACTTCTCACGTGGAACTGTTCTGCATAGTAGCTCTGTTGCGCTGACATTCTTTATCTCACCTCCCTTTGCTCAGATGTTTCTGGCATCTCTCCAAGGGCTCATAATGGAAGCCGTAGTCTCGGCTCACGTACTTGCAACCGCAAGTGCATACTCTCACTAGGTAACTTTCTTCACCTGAGAGCGCTCTTGCCATTGTCTGCTGTGCTCCAAGAGGCAGGCTTCTAATCGCTTTCTTGAACTGTTTCTTGTTCACTTCGCTTCACCTGTAGGTTAGAGGCTTTTGAGCAGGGCTTTGATTCTTTCGTCAACTGCTTCAGGCAACGTGCCGAGCACTGAGACTCCGAATAGTTCTTCGACTCTGTCTGGCGTGTCGATGAGCAGTTTCAATGGGTTGATGACGCTGTCTGCTAATGCTTCAAGCCCGATCATGTCTGCCTTTCGTCTGATGTTGTCCAAGTCAGCCTTCACACGGTCAGGGTCAGTCTTCATCTTCATGACTATTTGTGTCACGTTGGCGTCGATTTCCTTCTTCAGCTTTGCTAATGCAGCTGTAACAAGCTCTTGGCTTTGACGTTCCAAGCTCTCTTGAAGCAGTTGTCTTCCTGATTCATACTCTTGCTGCAGTTTCTCGTTCAATGTGCCTTCCTTAGTTTTAACCATGTCCATGACTACGTTCGGATTCAATGCAAGCGGGATCAGTCTGTACTCAACATGCGGAATCATAAAGGATTTCTTGTCTACTAAATGTTCCATGTGGAACCGTTCAAGCACTCCGCGTACGTTCTGGTAGTCTTGGCTGCCGAGGTACTCTTGTACTTCCTTGTTGAACATGTCGATTTCCCGGTTGACCGCCTCTATGAGCGCTACCATGCTGGGCGCGCTTTCATAGGGCAGAATGTATATGCATTCCTTGTATCTGCCGCTCTTGTAGCTTTCAATCATTATGCATTTGCTCAGTCGCTCTGTGACCAAGCGGTCTTTGAAGCTGGCTAACTTGTTATAGAAGCTGCGCGGGAACACTCTGATTTTTATGCTGCGAGTTCTGTCAGTGCCGTCTTCCTGTTCTTTGCTGCGGCTGCCGTATGCTTCCCAGCTTGCGGCTCCGCTTGTTTCTCTGTGTGCATACTTGCGGTCTAGGACTATCATCTGGTCTTCAAGATGATTCTTCAGTTGGTTGAAGACGTCTTCGCCGAGTCCCGGCGCCTGCGTTTTCAAGAGGTCGTCGCCGTGGAAGTGCATGTCGAACAGTATGCCCTGCAGCATGACTGGCCGTTTCATACAGAGTAATTCGAATTCGGTGTGTTCTGGCGGTGGCAAGTGTGCTAGGAACTGGTCAACACGGTTGCTGTCGACTGGCAAGGGCAATGTTGGAACGTTTATGTCTGGCAGTTTAGGCTGTTCATCTGTCATTCTTTTCACACTCCATACCTGTTTTAGCCACAAGGCACTTGTGTTTTGCCTGTGACTTCTATGTTCTTTAGGAGCTCGTCTACGCGGTGTTCCTCTTGGTCATCGATGTAACCAACAGGAACTATCGCGTTGCTTCTAAGCACCAGTTGAAGCTTCTGTTTCGTTTGCATAATACTCATTCTTCCGTTTCGTGTCTACTTCTTGCGTGACCAAACCGGCGAGCAACTTCTGGATCTCTATCATGCATTGTGGTCCGTTGAAGCCTTCAGCGTCCGTATGGATCTTTCCGTCCTTCGTGAGAACTATTGTGGTTTTCATTGTGGGTTCACTTCCATTATGATGCTGTCGCCTTCGACTCTTGAATCTACTGTTTCATTGTTCTCTTGCGCGTTCATTGCGATCTGATAGGCGTTGGTGATCTGGCCGCTGGTGGCCATGTCAATGAATTTTTGGTATGCTTCCGCTTGGTCGTATGGGTCGCCGACGATTACGAGGTTGCCGGCGTGGTCCAAGTTGAAGCCTATGCCATGGGGCAGGTCGTCGGTTTTGAATCCGACGATTATCTGTCTGGTCTCGTCATCGTATTCATTGTGGATCGTGCCATGGAAGACGGTGGCTCCAAGCATCTTGGCGAAGTATTCAACTGCTGCCTTGAGCATTTGCGGGTTAAGGTTGCCGAGTTTGGTTAGGTAGACTGTTGTGTGACTCATAGTGCTGTTCCCTCCGTTCCATTTTCACCTATTATCTTCAGGAAACTACTTGTTCTTTCATCGCCTACTTCTTTCTCTGAATCATAGAATTCTTGCAGGCTCTCTTCCAACAAGGGTACGTTCACGTTGCTCATCGTCCTAAGACGTTTCACCTGCACCTGCAGATCATCCCAGCGTTTCTTCGGGTCAATAACTATCTGGCTTACCGTGTCTTTGAAGTGGTCTTGAGTGACGTATTTGTCGCCGTGACGCATTGCTGCTCGTGATGCGAGTATGCACCACTTCTCAATTTCTGCGCCGCTTAGCAACTGGCTTTCTGCTGCGAGCTCTTTGTAGCTGAGTTCTTTGGCTACCGGTATCTTGTGCGTCATAGTGCATTGTATCTTGAAGATGTCTTCTCTGGCTTTGCGGTTCGGGTACGGGATGAAGAGGATCTCGTCGAACCTTCCTGCCCGGGTTGCTGCTTCGTCCATCTGTTCTATGCAGTTGGTTGCTCCGATAACGAAGCTTCGTCTGCTTGGTTGGCCTAGCCAGTCAAGCAAGCCGTTGAGTATGCGTCTGTTGACTCCTGAGTCCGTCATCATAACTTGGTTTCTTGCGATGAACAGCTGGTCTACTTCGTCTATGAACACTACGATTGGCGAGAGGCTTTCAATGAGTTCCGTCAAGTGTTTCACTCGGGATTCTGATTCGCCTACGAGGCTGCGGTACAGGTCTGCAGGTGTAAGCTTTACCATTGGCAGTTCTAACGCCTTGGCTGTGGCTATGGCGAACACTGTTTTGCCGACGCCTGGAGGTCCATACTCGATGATTCCTCTTGGGCTGCCGAGGCCATAGTACAATGCTTTCGCCGGGTCTTGCAATGGCGCCACTACGAAGTCAGCGAATTCTTGCTTGATACTTTCGAAGCCGCCTATTGCTTCATAGCCGAAGCTCGGCGTTATGAATTCTAGGCCGCTTGAACGCAGTATCTGTATCTTGAGGTCAGTGAACGGCGGCAGTGACAACTGCCTTTCCGGGTTCGTGTAGATTCCTTTCAAGGCTGCTGTTTCCGTCTGATGCAATGTTAATCCTCTTGGCGCTTGCACAAACTGTTCTGTGACGTTGAGCTTCAAGGCTGGCTTCATCTTAGCTGCAAGTGTATCGAGAACGTCCCGGTACTCTGCGTCTGAGCCTGGCTCGATCTCAGTTGTGTAGCATAGGCGTCTGACTGTTTCGCTGAATAATCCTTCGTCGCTCGTGAACACGAATACTGTGCTCGTGGTCTTGTACATTGTCTTGTCTTGGCTCCAGCTGGCAAGCATGTCCGCTATGTTGTCAGCGTGGGCTTTGGTTAGGACCCAGTGGATTATGACGAGAGCGCCTTGCGGCTGGTCTGTACGCGAGGCTGTTTGGTGTAGTCGTTCGTCTATGATCTGCAAGTATGACTTGCCAGGTTCCGGCGCGAGTATGGTTTCGCTGGTCGGCTTGAGTTCTTTAAGTTCTCTGCGGAGGATATTGTATTCGAGGATGCTTGCGTAGTTTGCCTTGAAGGCTTTGCTTAGGTTGCATTGTCTTGCCGAGTTGATCAGCTGTTCAATTCGCACTTTGTCTTCTGTCTGGAAGATGAAGCCGCAGCTTCTTTGGCAGAGCCGTTCTATGATTGACTTATCTAGCCATGTCAACTTTCACTCACCTCTCTCTCCACGGTTGACTACTAACATAGACGACTGTTTTGCCGCCGTCTGGTTCTTTGATGGTGTACGACTTGACCATTTGTATCTGGTCGCACAAACGTGTAGATTTCTTTTCCATCTTTCTTTCACACTCCAAAAGATCATTGGCCTCTTTTTCAGCCCTTCAATTTGGGCTCAGCGGTTTCCTGCTGCCAAGCGATTACGCTTGGATTGCCGACCTTTGAACGGCCGGCTTCTTGCTCTCAGCAGTCTAGCTTGTTGACGAGTACGTGGATTCTGCAGTGAGCGCAGTCTTCGTAGTCCGAGGCTTTGCAGGGTTTGCAGATTATGCGGCTGAGTTCTGTGAGTTCCGGCTTCATACTTGTTCGCCTCCTTGCAGGTGCAGCTTGTCTTCCGCTTCACAGTATTCGAGGTCGAGAGCTTCTTGTATGCCTTCCAGGATCGGTAGGACTGTCAGTGAATGGCAGAGAAGATTTGTGACTGCTTTTGCAGTTATGATCTCGCGTCTTTGCATCAGGTATTCCACGAGGTTCTGCACGTGGAGCGGCACCGCGATCCCGGCCTTCTTCTTCCAGAGGCCGATGTCGGTGACGCCTTCATGCGCTGCCATCATTAGCTCTTCTGGATTCTTGAATCTCAGTATCACGAGTTCCGCGTCTTCGATGGGATCATGCCAGACTTCTTCCTTAACCTCTACGGTTATACTTGTCATTCTATCACCTCACAATTGTTGGTTATGTTTGATAGTCCCCAAAGAAACAGGGAGAGACCGACTGTCACGGCTAGGATTCCGCCGAGTGGATCGCCTATGCTGCACCATTGGAAGCTGCCGAGCTGGATCATAACCCAGCCGCCCATGATCTTCACAAGCGTCGGGATCTTCAGTGTCTTCACAGTAGCCACCTCAAAAACTCTACGTCTTCACAGTGGCCAGCCAGTAGTTCATGCATGATTGGGTTTTCATGCGCGCGGTGTAGTGCTGCCTTGCGGTCGTACCTGCAGAAGACAGCTCCGATGCTTTGCCATCTGCCGTGGACCAGTCGTTGCACCAAGAATACTACAGTCATTTTCTTTTTTCACACTCCAATCGTTTTGCTGAGCTCTTCGCGTATTCCAAGTTGCGCCACGTGGAGGCGTCTCAGCTTGCAACTCACAAAGAAAGAGTCTGTTGGTTTTAGTTGGGCTGCTTGCACTTGCACCTTAGCATTTTGATTGCGATTATCCAGATTGCTATCATGGTCAGGAAGAGCATTAGAATCAATAGTTTGCAATCGCATCCGCTTGAAGATTGTGCAGACATTCCGTCTGTTCCATCATTGCCGTCTTGTCCGTTGAATCCATCTTCTCCATCGAGTCCATCTTGTCCGTTAAGACCGTCAAGTCCATCTTTACCATCCTCTCCATCTGTTCCATTGAGACCATCAATTCCGTCTTTCCCATCGATGCCGTCTTGTCCGTTGAGTCCATCGAGTCCGTTGAGTCCATTGCTTCCATCGGAGCCTTTGATGTTCATCAGGAAAGTCCAAGTTCCTTCTATCTTGTAGAGGATGTCACCGTTTGTTGTTTGTAGGTAGTAGTCTCCATCCTTGCCTAAGTCTGAAGTTGCTGTGCCGTTTCCATTATACCAAGTGGAACCGTCTTTTCCGTCAGTTCCATCTGTTCCGTTGACTCCGTCAGTTCCGTTAACTCCATCGGTTCCGTTGATTCCAGCCTGTCCTGTTAGCCCTTGAGATCCTGTTTCACCTTGCGGTCCTCTTATTCCTCTGGGTCCTTGAGAACCCATTGGTCCTATTGCACCTTCTGGTCCTGTTGCTCCTGTTGCACCTTGAGGTCCTGTTGGGCCAGTTGCTCCTACATCTCCTTTGTCACCTTTAGGACCTGCTGGTCCAATTGGTCCTTGAGGACCCGGTGGACATCTGGGAGGATCACATGCGCTGACTATGGCTGAAGCTACAAGTACAGTTGCCAATGCAGCAACCAGAAGTATCGCAACTTGCTTTTTCATCATCTTTGTTTCACCTCCTGCACCTGCAGGTAATCTGCTGAGCACTTAGTACAGGTGAATAATCCTGTTCCAGACCGCGCCGTCGTGGAGGCTGCTCAACTTACGGTCCACAAAAGGAAGGGTTAGGGTCCGACCAGCATTGGCAAGGGTTCGACTGCACGTCTTATCCGTTCAGCTTCAAGATCTCGCCAGCGTTGAGTCTGAACCTGTTCATAGTTGTAGAATTCTTGCCATCCGTAGCCGCCGAGAACTATGTTGCCTTCTTCATCCATGTACACTGTGACATGCACTAGCTTGGTCTTGCCTGTGAGGCCAGCTTTAAACTGGAGCTCTTGGATTTGCTTCAACAGTAATGGTACGATGTCGGTGAGGACATATTCTGCTGCCCATTCGTCGGCTCGTTTCTGCAGGAGATCCGGGTCGGGACATGGGTGGCAGTCACCGTACCGATTGCAGAAAGCGCAATCGCTATTGTAGACTTCCTGTAAGTGCGCTATGTTCCGAGCAAGTTCTTGGTTTGCATTCAACATTTTTGCAGCCCTTCATCCATCTTGTCTGTGAGAATCTGCAATCGTTCAAACAGGCTCGCTAATGTTTCCTGTGGCTTCGCTGTCATAGGAACTCTTACCAACGCCGCTTCCTGCTTAGGCATGAAGGCTTTGACGTTCCAGTTCATGCATCTTTCACGGTACAGCTGCAGCTTCGTGATCTTTGCGAGCGCTTCAGCTGGAAGCCATGAACAACTATTGCCTACTGGTATTCTCATTGCGTCTTCACCTTCCGTCCATGCAGTTGCATGAGGATCTTGTACTGGTCTTCGCCGAGTATTCTAAGGCGAAGTTTTCGAGCTTGGTTTCCGCTTAACATTCTTTATATCACCATCCTTTTCTATTTTCGACCGAGTTTCACGGTCATTGTCAATCCCTTGCTAGGGAGAATAGAAAAAAGAATGTTAGGAGCTTAGCTCAGTCGCCGCGCTACTGGCGACCTCATCGTATAATATCTTTGTTTAAGTTTTCACCTTAGCGCAAAGTTGTCGAGCTTTGCGGATTAATGAAAACTTTGTCATTAATTGGATGTGTGCCCATGGGCTTGGGCTTTATTATTTTCTCCCTTTTTGATCCACTACTAAAATTTCGTGGATTCGGACTTTCATTCCACTACGGGTCAGTCCGTCGTACGCAAAGAGCTTGCGTATGTAGCTATTCTCCGAAGGGAATAACTAGGATTGAAAAGCTATGGCTTCTCAGCGGATTTTCTCGCCAAGGGAAACTTAGGCTTCTCAAAGGTTCCCAGTGCTCGAGGCTTGCGGAATGAACCTTTTAGGTTCCGCTTGCCAACTCTGCGCTTAGATTCTGCAGAGCTTGAGTTTACCGCTGCTGCTTATCCTCAGCTTATGAGGTGCTTCTTTTTCTGGCGGTCTCCATCTTGGTTGTTGGTGTGCCTCGATTATTGCCTTGCTTGCGTATCCATGCTTGCGTTCTCCGTAAAAGTGCTTCTTAGTGTTGACCGCTTTAAGCTGCCATGCTGCGGGATTCTCTAGGAACGTGTGACCGTCTCCCGTCTTACATACCTTGACTGGTGTTTCCGTTATCGCGTTTACTATTCGGTGATAAGCTGTTTGCGGTATTGTGCCGTTGACCTTGTCGGTGCTTGGAACCTTGATCACCGTGTCACCGTTGACGATCATGCGTTCCGCTTTTGGCTTCCAGATCGTCTTATATCGTATGTTGGCTTCGCTTAGGCAAACTATCTTTTCTCCCGTTCTCGGATGAAAGAACAGTCCGTGCTCCCGTTCATGGCATTGTTGGCTCTGTCCGTATGTATAGTGTGGTTTTCCAGTTGTCTTGTTGACGCTTAGGTAATCGCTGTTCATGCGAACCACCTATACATAAAGGTGAAATAGTAGGTTATCGCTGCCATTGTGCTTATGAGAAGCGTTCCAATGATGAAGTTTTTTACTGTCATTTTTTTCTCACCTTTTTTCCGTGTTGTGCTTTTCTTTTACACTACTATGGTACACACGGAAGAATATATACTTTTCGCAAAAAAGGATAATAAACAATTAAACTCACCATAACGATACACAGAAAACCGTTCCAGAAAAAGCCTAACGATTTTCTGCAGTGACCAAACAAGAGACCCGAACCGAACCAACCATAACACCGAACCAAACAGAAAAACCAACCAACAGTTAACACTAAAACAAACCAACCAACAAACCAACCAAAATGACAAATAATTGAATAAACAATTAAACCACCCGCTATGTTGTGGGGGGGATTGTGTTTGTGGGTTGGTGGGTTCTGTTTTTGGACTGTTGGGGTGGTGTTGGAGAGTTTGGTAGGTGATGGTGTAGGATGGGTAGGCGGGTGAAGGGGCGGTTAGTAGGTGATGGGGTGGGTAACAAGTTTTGTGTACGGTGTTGATGTTGTGGACGGCGTGTATTTTGTGTACGGCGTTGACGCGGTGCCGGAGGGTCTTTTGTTGCTTCTTCTATTTTTGCTGCTCTGTGTCTTTTGTGACTTTATGATATTGTGTTTATGTGTGGTGTGTGCTGTTTGTGTTGTTTGTGCTGTTTAGTTTTGGTGTTGTGGGAAAAGTTTATAATTCTGTGGAATCTTAAGAGTTTTCGGTGTTGAGGAACCTGACGTATGATAGGCCAGGATTGTTTCAAGATTCTTCGCAGAAAACTTCGGCAGTTGATGAATCTCTGTAAGGGGCCAGCTGAAGGGCCGGCGATTTCTGACCGTGAATGGTTGAAAGTGTTGACTGCGGATCAGCAGAATTTTTTGGCGCGCTGGGGGAAGGTTGTGTATTATCTTGCGGCTGATATTGACAGGTTAACAGTGGAGGATCTTGCGAAGCGGCCTATGAGTGAGAATGTTGTGTTGGGAAACAAGTTTAGGGATGTAGCTTTCTGGCTTGGCTTCTCCGCTGCTGAAGCAGACTTGAAGGGACTGCGGAGGATTCCTAATGCATTATTGCTTGAGTCTTGGGCGCGCAAATATCTCCTTCAAGACGACGTGGTCATCACTTTAATGTCGAAGGAAAACACTCAAACGTTCGTCTACAGATTAGCGCCTTCCAAAATCTTTGATTCTGAAGTATTGGAAAATGAAGTGCTCAAAGCTTTTCATATGTTTCTCGACTATGCAAGGGTCCAATATAACGGTAGTGTAGAAGGCAGGAAAGAATTTATCCAACAACAGAAAATACGGTCCGATTGGAGCTGAGAAAATATGAGGTTGATGTATGTTGAAGTGGGCGTAGAATGGTTGGGCGGTGTGCTTAAGGGCCACCTTCCAGAAGAGGAGCTGCCATTGCGGCTGTCGATTGAGACGAATATACCGGTGGATGCGAGGGTAGTTCGTGTTCAGTACATGTCCGGACAGGTTTCGAATGTGTTGCAGGTTATTCTTGAGAGCGCAGAGTTCCCGGATCTGCCGGAAGCCGCCTTGATTCCAAAGCTTGATATGTTTTATCGAGACGACCAGAGCCAAAAGGATAAGCGTGAATGCTTGTTCTGTGGTTTGACAGCAGTATCACACGGGAAAAAGCCTTCTTTAGAACCAAACGGATTTCATATTGATTGCCTAGAACAATTCTTGCATGCCCTATCGATACGCCAACATCTCAAAAAGGAATAGAAGAGTCCAGAGTGTTTAGATGAAAGAATGATTGACGTTCTGTATTACTTAGCACCGATTATTATTATTGTAGCTATCTTTCTAATTTCAGAGCGGAGAAGAAGATTTAAGAAAAGAAACGATGGATTAGCATGAATGATTCCTGGGAAGAAACTGCGGAAAACAGAAAAACCAGGTGCGACGGCTGCAGTCGAAGAAGAATCTGCCCAGCCGCCTACAACGTTGATGTGGTCTGTCCAGACAGTGACAACATAGAAAATGTTTAAATGTTGTTCTGCAGAATTCTATGATTGCACCGGGGCGAGCCTGGCATTCAGGCAGAATGTTAGGACGAGAAGACCGATGAGGCCTTTGAGTCCGAGCTTCGGACTGCATCCACAAACTGCGCTCGAGTAGTAACGTTTGGCAGTTCAAGCTGGCCTGTTGGAAGCCTGATTGACTTCACCAGTTTCCAGAGAAACTCATTGCCTTTAAGCTCTTCATCCGGCTTAACAATCTTCATCGCTATGATCTTCTCAGGCTTCACAGACTTTCTGGAACGAACACTCAAAGGGAACAGAGGATCTTCTTTCCACTTCTCCTCTGCCTCAAAAGACACTAGAAGCCCGAAGTCGTCCTCGAGTTCTGACCTGGCAGCTGCAAAAACAACGCCGATCAACCGTATAGGCGAAGCAAAAACGAATGAGCTGGGCTTCGGCAAGAGCCCTCGCCGTTTGATGCTCTGCTTTCTTCGAGCTCCTGTTCCGTGGTAAAGTATCAACTTAAAGGTTCTCCAAGCGTTTTCTGTTTCGCTAGGTCCCCGGCGCGCACTGGTTTGTCGTGGAAGTAGAAGCAGGCGCCGCCGCTTCTGAACTGTTTCTCCAGCTGTATGAACTTGTCGAAGAGCTCCGGAAACTGCGCCTTGAGAATAAGCATCTGCTTCTTGGTTGAGAAGACACCGCACATACACGGTTCTTTCAAACCAAGTCGATAGTTAGGCGGCACTGGCAAGTCGTTTCTTCTCAGGTAACTGGCCACTTCCTTTCCTGTCCATGTTATGAGCGGACAATAACCCCATGAGGGCACTCTTTTCTTATAGAGGATCTGCGGCAGCTTGCTCCTGGCCACTGATTCCTCTCGTCTTAGGCCGAGAACCTCTGCACGTTGGGGCTTGAGAGTTTTTACATATTCTTGCATGGGGCCCACTTTGCAGGTATGGCAGCACCAGCGATGCTTCATCCGGGGCATGCCATTCTTAATGGGCTTTCTCGAAGAAGTAGCCGCGAACAATCGTCAAAGGCCAACCGAACCTTTTGCAAATGTCGACCACGAAAGGTTCTGTAATAGGCAACATACAGCCGGTATCAGCGTAGACCACGTGCTTATCAATGTCATATCTGTCTCCAAGCGCGGTCATCATCAGATGCGTGGCCACGAGACTATCTTTGCCGCCACTGAAGCAGCATGCAATGCTTCTGATACTGTATTCTTTGACAAATTCTTGAGGATTCATTCCATCAATCCTTGTGTGAAACATCATATTTAAATAAATGTCTGCACACTCTAAATGGCAGCGTGGATGACAATGTGTTTCGTGCAAGGGTCTAAGTTGCCTAACTTCTTAGGAGGCGGTCATAGCCGCCTGAGTAGACCACAGTACGAACAAAAAGATCCCGCTGAAGCGCAGGCCGCCCAGTAAAGCGGTGTTGCATCCACGTTGTTTTGACCCTTGAACCGTTTTGTTGGGGGCTTAGCTCAGCGGAATGAGCAGCTGCTTTGCAAGCAGTAGGCCGTGGGTTCGAATCCCACAGCTTCCACCAGTACGATCTATCAGTACCATCCGTTAATGCAGGGGTAGCCAAGCATGGCTGAAAGCGAGAGGCTTAAGACCCAGCTCGAAGCTCAAGTCGTAAGCTCGAAGCTAAGGACGGTTAGGAACGACTGTTCAGCCTGTGAGAAACCTCTTTCCGCAAGGCGGACGCGCCGGTTCAAATCCGGTCCTCTGCACCAAACAGGATCATCGCACTCGTGGTCCAGTGGCTAGGATCTCAGCTTTCCACGCTGACGGCCGGGTTCAAATCCCGGCGGGTGCACATCAAGGTTTGTAAGTCCGCCGGTGCGGATGGTCGACTGTCACTCGACTGAGGCGGGTTCAACTCCCGCACAGACCGCCATTTCATAAAATTGAACTACTTATAAGCAAATTCAATTTAATGAAATAGTGGTACAGGGGAGAGGACTTTCAACACATAAGCTTTTCTTATGCATTTTTGAACCTCTGATCTCTGGGCTTGCCAGACCATAGCCTTATGGACCCAGCGCGATAGCCTGACTACACCACCCCTGTTTATGGCATTGTTGTGTCAATGGCAGTTCAATTCAGTTCAGTCAGGGAGGCTGTAGCCCTTAAGCTTCATACCTTCTCCAGACACACCAGTTCGGTACCTAAACTCTGATTAGGTGCCTAAAGCGAATTTTGGGTACCTAACTGGCTGGCTCTCTGGGACTCCCTGACGACCCTCGGTTATGAAGCCGATTTCGTCTTCGGGTGCCGAGCGCCTTACAAGACCTGATCAAATGGTCTTTTAGCACCGTAAAACTCGGTGCTTTGAACCTCCTTCGCCGCAGGTTCTTAGTTCCCGCCTAGGAGCGGGAACGTAGCAGCTTGAACGAAGCTGCCTTGGCCTAGTCTGCTAAAGGACACCAGCCTCAGAAGTATGTATTCTCAGCTTTCTTTTATATTTTATGGGCTTGTCCAGCGCGTAAGAACTGTTGTTCGGGTCCCATTTTGTACTGTACTATTATGTGCAGTTTCAGTAGTTTTCTTCTCAAGTTTGGCTGGGTAACTGAGGCGACAATCAATTTCTACGGGAGGCCGGTCATCATATTCGTCTCTTCGTCCCTGGTAGCCTTTCAGATACTTTGTCACTCGAGCCGTAAAACTTACTATGTCCCCCGGTTCAAGATAAAGCCGTTCGAACTGCTTGCCCTGCGTAAACCACAGATGGTCCGTGACTATTCTGCCGGTCTTGACGTCGATGACGTTTCTGAGAACTATTGTAGTGAGAGGATGTTTCCATCCTCTTTTCTGGCCGTAACGTATGAATTCTCCTTGGAAGCGGCGTCTTTCCCCATGAAACTTTTCCAGTTCCTCTCGCATACGATACACCTTATCCTACGCCATATCCTACGCCATATAGTACACTATATGATTTGCGATATGATAAGCAATATGATGTGTGATACGATTTGCGATATGATAAGCAATATGATGTGTGATACGATGAGCGCTAAACCGGAAGCTCACGAACTTCACATGCAACGCAAGGACATGATGACTCGTAGTTTTCGTTCCGTAGTCTTCCATAGGCTTGGCCGTTCCAAACGTCAAGAAGGCTGGTGTTGAAGACGTTGCCTAAACTGAAGTCGCCGCCGTTTAATATGTGACAGCACGGCAACGTGTCGCCGTTCCAGAGGACCGCCGTGTAATAGAAGGGCGCCAGACAGAATTTGTCTGAGTGAAAAGGCGCGGGAACATCTGTCCATGTGGTAGTAGTTTGCGGATGTTGCATTGGCCTTTTCAAGTCTTCCGTCATCGGCCACCCTCGCCTAAACTGCACAACAATCTTCCTTTCCTTCACTCGATCAGCCAACGCTATGATTTCATGATGTTTGAACTCGTCAGCCATCACGTTAACGAATAGGCTGCGCGGGTTCTTGGCCTGCTGATTGATAGTTGAAAGGGTCTCGAGGCCGTCTAAGGCTTCATCAAGCTTAGGGCCATGGTGCATGCTGACAATTATACTGCTGCAGTTCTTAAGAATGGCAAAAGCTTTCGACCGTGTAATCAAAGTTGCGTTTGTAACAATCCCTATCATCATGTTAGGCAGAACTGCCCTTGCCTCTTGAGCCATCAGTTCAAACTGCGGATGCAGCAATGATTCGCCATTGTAGCTGAGGTTCAGAATTCTCAGTCTTGGCAGCCTCTTTAATTGTTCCAGCAAAACGCGGAAATTTTCAAGTGTCATGTAACCTTTAGATCTGGCCTTATAGAGTCTCGGATTTTGTCCATAACAAGGGTCACACTGCAGATTACAATAATTAGTGAATTCTACAGCGATTGTTTGTAGGTACGGATCCTCCGGCGATACGGTTAGCCAAACACTCATAACATTCAACATGTCCCATCTAGGATTTTGGCTATTGCTTTCTTCAGCGATTCTTCCTGCTCAAAATCTTCAGTTATTCGATAACCAAGTTCTTGATAGAAGTACCAGGCCCATTGTCTGCCTGTTCTCAATCGAAGTTCTCTTAATTTTTCTTCATTCATTCTTCATCTTGACCCCTAAAGCCTTAAGGATGTCTGCCTCGATCTCCGCAAGTTTCTCTTTGCTCAGTGGCGGTACGTAAGGATATCGGTGGATCTTGTAGTGTCTTTTCTGCAGCACTTGCTCCACATACTCATCGCGTAACTTGACCTTCTCGCTTTTCAAGTGTACAGGTCCATCTAGGAGGAAGCAGTGTTTCTCCCCGTTAGAAAGTTCAGCGTAGGCATCCATGGTTGTTGCATCCAACACAATCTGCTTTTGGTATTCCATGTGCACGCTTGCTTTCTCAAGACGATCTCGCAGAAGAGTAAGGTCGATTCTCACGTCCCATTCAGCATTGCTCACAGTCGGATGCATGCGCTCTCGAAAAGCCAATTTGGAAGAACAACTCCCTTTTCATTATGATATTGCCGGGGACCTGCTGCTGCCGAACAAGGATTTCAATTCTGACATCTGAAAGGAGAAGAGAAAAGTGCTTGCACCCAACAGCAGTCCCCTCAAGCCGAATCCTATTTTCTCTCTGCCTTTTATTCCTTGCTATTTACGAAACTCTTTTATATTTTCCCTGATCTAGTATACTTTGCGCGTTCACAACCGCGCATCAACCACCAACAAAGAACAGCGCCATGCTCGGCTAGGGGCTCCGCGCGGTCTGGGGAGACACTGTCTCTCTCCGAAGGGACCCTTCCCCATAAGATTGCAGGAGCCCTATGCCGGCATGTCGTCAGCTGCGTAAACTTTTCGGTTCTAACGTGTTCTCTGCTGTTTGGTTGAGCGTAAACGTTTTAACACTGAAAACTCGATTAGTACAGGTGTAGGCGATTTCTGAGTGACTGAACAGGTTACAGAGAAAAAGAAAAGGCTGCAGAAGAAGAGCAAAATCGAGTATCTCAACCCTGACTTGCGAGACGAAATTGAACAAAAGATTGTTAATGGCCAGAGTTCAGTGCAGATCAGCGGCTGGCTGAAACAGGAGAGGCACAAGAATATTGGCACCCACTGCGTCAGTGATTATCGCAGAAATGTTTTAGGAGTCATAACTGCTCTAAAAGACACGCATTATGCTAAAGCAGTGCTCGGCGCGAAAGAGAAGATTGATGCGCTGCTAGAATTGTATAAGCTTGTTCAGTTACAGATGAAGCGTTTGAGCATAGGCTTGAAGCTGGAAGAAGACAAAAACACGATGAGCGGCATTGTCGATAAGGGCGTAGCCACTCTCGGAGATATCTTGAAGAGTATACTTGGAATAGAAATGGACTTGGGCCTACGGGCACGAATAAGCAGTGGCGATGTTTCGAAGGGCATGAGCGATGAAGCTCTCAGAGAACTGCTTGAAAGAGTAATGGGTCAGAACGAGCAGAAGGAAAATGAATCAACTCCAGGAACTTCTAACCAGTAATAACGGTCATAGTTCCTTGGATATTTGTCGTGCATTACGAAAGATCATCGTCGCCGCTCTCAAAGAAGACTTGCCAGAAGGACTTTACCCTTATGAGACGAGGGTTAGCGATGACATCATGCGTGTGACTTTGAACGCGAAAGGAGAAGAACTCTTCATACTGCAGTGCCGGCAAAGTGGCAAAACAGAGGCGGTATGCATAAGCTTCCTCACGCTCAGCATCTTCTTCACGAAAATTTTGAAGCAGCACGTGCGCATTGGCGTGTTCGCTCCTGCTGCAAGCCAGTCAATCCTGGTTGTAAAGGAACGTCTCAGACGCAGATATATGCGGATCAAACTGTTACTCGATATGCTTGGCCTTAGACTAATAACCGGAGATTCAGTATATAGCGAACTTTTCGTTATACGGAACATTGCTGAAAACGTTGATGCCCGCATCCGCTGCCTAAGCATAGGAGAAAAAAGCAATGTAACCAGCGAAACATTGAACCTCATTGTCATCGAACAAAGCGAAGATGTGGACCCGTTGAAGATGACGCAGGAAGTATTCCCCATGAGCGCTGCTGTAGGTGGAGCGCGCATCTTGGATGGCACACCGAAAAACGTGGTTATCAACAGCTACTTCTATGATGCCTGTACCAAACGGGAAGACCGCAGCAATATTACACGTGTCGACTGCCACGAAGCAAGCCGATGGAACAAACGATACGCTCTATTCGTGGAGAATGAACGTGAAAGACTGGGTCCGGAAAGCATCGGGTTCCGAACTCAGTACGAGCTGCAATGGGCTTTAGGCATTGACAAATTCACCACACTGGAAACGTTGCAGGACATGAGCAGGAAACAGCCTCTCGTAGTACCGATGGTTGATGGAAAGCCAGTGTTCAACATTTATGCTGGCTGGGATGTGGCAAAACAAAGCGACCGCAGCGTCATCACCTTCGGCTATGGTGAAGGTGACATGGCCCATATTCTGGAATGGATGGAGTTTGAAGGCACAGACTATCCAGTGCAAAGCCAGCATGTAGCTCAACGATGCCTGGAACTGGGCGCGCGGCAGATCTGCATAGACAGTGCCGGCGTCGGAGATCCTGTGCTGGATTACTTCCGCAAAGAATGGCGTAATCTGCCCGGCGGCGGAGCTCGCCTGGACATCCAGGGCATCCGAACAAACGAGATACGCGAAGAAGACATCACAAGCAAACTCATGCTTAACTGCTTCAGAAAGAAACTCATAGATTTTCCCAGTATCAATGAAGCAATTGCCAGACGCCAGCGTCGCCAACGAGACAGGTTTATCAGAGAATTCCTAGACCTGAACATGCTCTGGAAGGGCAACATGCTGCATTTGGCCGCGCCGGAAGGCTACGATAAGCATGATGACTATCCCAAGAGTTGTGGGCTCATGCTGCGAAGCATATTGAAGCCGCCTGTGAAATTGGCTATCAGGAGTGTAGACTTTTGATTGCGCATAAGATGATGCAGAAAGAACTTGAAGAATTCGCCTTGTCCATGACTGGAAAGCCCATTCTTGATGATGCGGGCCTGAAAATAGGCAAGATTATTGACGCAAACTGGAATTCGAGCAACGGAATCATATATAAAATCATGTTTGACAAAAACAGGCTGTCTGTGAAATTGGCTGTCAGGAGTCTGGAACGATGACGTTGCCTCGAAACTTCGAAGAGTACCGTCAGCAATACAGTAGCCTCAGCTTCAACGATTTGAAAATGCTGAACCTGACTTGGTACCACATATTTCCTGAACAACTGCATTTCAGACAGGAATTCTTCTGCAACGCTGTTCGAACCGCCAGTGAAGAATTGAAGAAGCCTCTGCTGGACATCGTGGAAATCGGCGGCTACCAAGGCGAACTTGCCCAAGCCGTAAGCTGCAGCGTAGGATGCAAGTCGTGGCTTAACATTGAAATTATCCAGCACAATCCAATGCAGGGCTTGCCCCAGACCTACAGAGAACACGTTTTAACCCTGCCCCTATGGGTGGAACGAGTTCCCCTGCAAAAGTACGACCTACTCATAGCTTCAGAAACGCTGGAACACTTCAACGATGAGGAAGTGATGTACCTCATGAATTATGTGGCAGAAGCCAGAGTGAAGTACCTAGCCTTCCAAATCCCAATTAATGAAGAAGGGCAAGATTGGAAGGGCTGGACTGCAAGTCACGTTTTAACGATGGGTCGGAAAGAATTTCGCCAGCTCCTCAACAGTAACTACATATTGATAGATTCTTTCGACGGCGTTACTGCTGACAACAGCAACCTTGCCTGGTTCTGTACATGGAGATTGAGAGTATGAGTAGTGGACTGAAACAAACCCGAAAGGATAAACTGCAAAACTGGCTGCAGAATCTTCGAGATCCAGGCTCTGCCAAAGTTCTAACAAGCTTGGAAGCGAATGGCTATTGCAAAACAGGCGTCGATGAGTTCGGCCGTAAAGTAATTTGGCTCACGCCATTTGGCCTCAAAAAAGCTTTGGAGACGAAAGCATGAGTTTTGACCGAAAACCAGCAGGAAAAGACCTTCGATACCGTAAGGCTGTAGAGCCTACAAGAGGTTTGAACCCATTCGTCCAACAAGGTAGAACTGTCCGATTCCGTTGCGGAAGCTGCGGTTGTCTGCTTAAGGTCGCCGTTAAAGACATCGGTGGTGAATGGGAAAAAAAATGTCCAGCCTGCGGAACGGTCCATGTCGTCAACAGGAAACCAACAGGGCTGGATTCTCGCCAGCAAGCAGCGAACGAGCGGATGATGCTGGCCATCCAGGAAGCATTCAAAACATGAGGTGATGACGATTGGAAGAAGAACTTTTCAAAGCTAAAGCTCCAAGCGTTCCCGGCGCCAATGACAGTGAAGTGAAAGCGCTCGGCATGACTTTAGACTGCAACATAAAGGAACTTCACATACTTGTCAACGGCGTCGATATTACCAAGACAATCAAGCTTCAGGAAGTTCGCATAGTAAGGGAAAAGAAGGAACCATGATGAAACGCCAGGTGATTAACCGTGACCTCTGCAGAAAATGCAGTGAATACGGGTTAGGCTGCGTTACATGCAGCAACATCAAAAGGAGCAAAAAATAATGCCATGGGAAAACATTGTTGAAAAAGCCGAAGTAATGGTCAAGGCAACTGCGCCGTTGACCGAGTTTGAAAAGGAAATCCGCAAAGCTGACCGTACAGTAATTCCGGAATACATATGGGAACCTAGCTACAAGATACGTGAGCCTATCTACAACTTCGAAGAGCTCATGCTGATCGCGCGCACTCACTGGGTTTTGAAGAATGTTTTCGGCACAATCATCCGTGAAACCATGAGTCCCGGCTGGCGTTTAGAACCTGCTTTCATCGGCAAATGTCCAAAATGCAAGAAGGAATTCAAGGATCCGCCGCCTGACAACAAATGTCCAAAGGACAAAGAATCACTCGTGCCTCCTGACACGGAACAGGAGCAAAGAGCCCTGGAACTGCTGACGAAACCAAATGAGGAAAACACCTTCTATGAACTCTTGAAGAGCACGCTGATGTATGACCTGAGCTTGGACAACTATTTCATGACTATCAGCTACAAGTATGTGATCAACCCCGAACCCGAGAAAGCCAGTGAACTACTCAAGATCCCGGCTGAACTTAACGTGGAAGACCCGCGATACTTCCGTGTTGTTGCCGATGATAAAGGCCACATCGGAGATCCTAACCAGCTTTTCTGTCCAGAATGCTGGAAACCAGATTTTGTCTATGCGCCTCCAACAGTTACCTGTCTAGTCTGCGGCAAACCATTGCAGAAAACAGCATACGTGCAGCGTGTGGGCGGAGCTGTCAAAGCAAGATTCACCAAAGACGAAGTTATCCACGGCAGCAGTGACCGCTGGGTACCGAATTTGTATGGTGAAAGCAGAATCATCTGCCTCTGGAAAATCCTGCTCAGCATACAGGCAATGGATGACTTCAACATAGAACTCTATACTGAAGGAAAACTGGGCAGCATCGTCAATTTTCCAGGCCACGAACAGGAAGAAGTCAACGAGATCATGGATCAGTTTGAGCAGGAAGCCTTGCGCAAACGAGTCTACGACCCCGTGCTCCGCAGATTCCGGACAAGCAAGAAAGTCCGCACTATGATGATAGCTAGCAAAGACCCCATCAAAGTCACTCGAGTCATGGAAGACTTCAAACGCATGCAAAGCATCGAATTCTACAAGTTCTGGAGAGCAGCCTGCGGCGCCGTGTACTCGGCCCAGCCAGTCTTCACAGGCGACATAGAATCAGGCAAAGCAGGCACCACACCTATGATGCAGGTCACAGTCCAAGACCGTGCCATACGCGAGCATCACAAGAACCGCGAGGACATAATGAACAACCGTGTGTTTCCAGCCTTCAACATTACAGACTGGAAATTCAGGTTTAACACGCTGGAACTTCGAGATGAACTGCGGCTCACCGAGATTGGCCAAATCAAAGCAAACACTGCCTTCACTTGGCTGAAAGCAGGTTTTGATGTTCGCCTCAACGAAAGAGGGGAACTGGAAGTTTCTGGAGAAGGAGAACTTACAGAACAAGGTAAAAAGAGTACGCCATCACCGCCCGAGAAAATTGGCATCGAATCTGAAGCCACCGGCGAAATTCGAGAAAGAACCGGACGCTTCGCGCCGAAACCTGCGGGGCAACAAGCTGAAAACTACAACAAATCCATGATAGATGATCTAATATTGCTTTCGAAGTCAAGTTCCTCTATAGATCCTTTCATGGAAGCCTGCAAGGTCCGGGTTAAAGGCTGGGTGAAAGACCCTGAAGATTTCTGCGGCGCCTTCTGGAAAGATAAAGAACAATGGTATCATGGCCCCCAGAAAACAAGCTTCGTTAACCCAAAACTGCAAGAAACAACAACGGAACCGATCCTTGCTAAAGAAGACTCTCCCGTCACCACTGCAACACCGGGCATCCTGAACCCGACCGCTTCAATCCCGAAGAAGAAAAGATGGGTAGACCCTACGAAACAGCGGGTAAACAAGGAGGATTTAAGCCGGAGAGCCTAACTGCCATGTCGGTTCCTGGAGAACTTGTTGATCAACAGTTGCTGTTTGACCATGCCTTATGTCACGCGCTCTGGTGCAGAAAAAAAGATGTGCCAGACGCGGTGCCAGGCTGGTCGATAGAGGATCTGGTTGATTATCACTGGTTGCTCCAAGCAGAAATGGACAGACGCGGTTTCATCCATAAAACTTACGATGACCTAGACGGCGTGACCGTGGGCAAAAGCACTGTTCAAAGTCTCAAGAGCACAGTTTCACAAATAAACGCCAAAAGCGTTTATCTTGCCCCGCCCCATGCACGTATGATCTGGAACGGCGAAAAAAGTCTCACTGTAAAATGCCGCAATTACAGCGGCATGCTCAACAAACCGCTCTACTGGGCCGACGATGAATATGTCTATGGAGTTCTCAAATTCACGGACATCGAGCCCATTACGCTCGAGCAGTTCAAGAAGCTCCAGCCCCAGCACAAGATCAGCGACAAAGAGCGAACCCGATGGTGGCCCGACGCCAACATGCTCTACGCCTACACTCTCAAGATTCTCAACCGCTTCAAAACTCCACAATCCTACAAGTACCAGCGAGGAGTACAAGTCTTTTTCCCGACGCCTGAATGGAAAAGCGACACTCAAGACCTCACAATCGCCGTCGACCTGGATGGCACAATAGCCGACACCGACACTAACCTGCCGATTCCAGAATGCTATACACAAGCAAAACCGAAAACTCTCGCGCAGGAAAGCATGAAAGACCTTAATGACCTGGCAAACATCGTCATTTACACCGCTCGAGATCCCCGGTACTATGAGCTCACTGCAGGATGGCTCGACAAGAACGGAATTTCTTATGATGAGCTCATACTAGGCAAGCCCGTTGCCGACATGTACATTGACGATTTAGGAGTGAACTTCTGCGACAACTGGAGAGATGTTGTCGGAGTAGCCCATGCTGCTGCTGAAATGTTCAGCGAAGAAAAACAAACTCCCGAATCTGCAGGGCCCGGCGGAGAAACAGCAGTCGAAATGCACCCCACCACTTACCAGGAAGCCGTCAGAACCGTTCATTCTCCAGAGCAAATCGGCAAAAGCGACCTCATTGTCGAGGACGGCCAGCTTATAGCGAAGGCATCATTGCCGAAAGCAAACAAGCCTGCCACCCGGTACTATGACGTCAAGAAGCTTCCATCCCTTCTCAGAAGGTTTGCCAATGTTCTTGTTCAGCAGAAGTTTGACGGCATGGACATGATGCTGAGCAAAGAAAAAGTTTGGAGTGGCAGGGGACTTGACAAGACAAGTCGTGTTCCCCATATTATTGAGGAGTTGAAAAATTGGCCCCACGAATCATTCATCCTCCATGGACAAGCGATGATGTATTCGGACAGTCAGCCGATGCACCGGACATTAGCAATCGGATACTTGAATGGGGAGGCCCCGGTAGAGGAAGGCCGCAACCTCCGAATATGGATCTTCGACATCATCGAGTTAGACGGAAAAAGCCTCGCGGACATGCCCATGATAGACAGACTGAAACTGCTCAGAAAAGAATTCAAAGGAACCGTGCATCTGCCCATCATAAAACCTGAACAGTTTACCGTTGTACCGCCAAGTAAAACCGCAGAAGCAGCTGAACGCATGGGCAACCTGAAGGGCAGCGAAGGCGCCATGCTCTTCGACGCACAAAGCCAATGGAATACTAAGCGAATCATCAATTTCGGATGGGCAAAATGGAAGAAGCAGAAAGAAATCGACGTCCTCGTCGTCAAGAAAGAACGCAAACAGGAAGGCTGGCGCTATCTCGGCGCAATAGGCCCCATCAATGACGCGCAGGCGAAGACTCTGCCGGCAAACCGTATTGCAGAAATGAAAGGCAAGAAATGGCTTATCATGGGCCACACGCACGTCTCAGGCGTAGAAGCAGCTGAGGGGGATATCCTCCGAGTTCGCTGCTTGGAAATCGTCAAAAACAACAGTTACGACTACACATACCAGAATGCTGTTCCCATGTACCAGCCTGAAAAGAATGTGCCAGACGGTTTGGATACAGCTGAAGAATTGGCCAGTCAAACCCTTCAGAAAGCCGATGACGTAGCAGGATATCTGCATATGCTGGCGCCGATTAGTCCAGGACGATCGCTTCCTACACCTGAAGAAATCACCCAGTTCAAGAAAGCCTCTGACTACATAGAAAAAAGGGCTAATCGCCAAAAATGCATGCGCTGCGAAGACCCTCCGACAGTCGACGTACTCTATGCTGAAGGAATGGGCCGCGCTTGGTTCTGCGACAAAGACTTCGAAGAATGGAAACAAGAGCCCGGCGGTCCCTGGGAAAAAGAAGATCCCGAATACGATGCTGCTTACACGCATGAGAAGGACATTTGCAAAGTCTACAAAGTCACAGATGGTGAAGTTCCTGTCCACTGGAAAGAACATTCTCAACAGCATGATGAGAAAGTTCAGAAACAGTTTGCATCTGATCCTGACAGCGGTTCACAGCAGTTTGAACCGGGCAGACTTGACCAGGGCATCATGACTACGACAACGAAGCCCGAGCCCAGCGCAGATTCTACGGGTCCAGAAGGTTCAGCTGGCATAACAAAAATCAAGGACGTAGACACGTATGATCCGGCCAAGATTGATGACCGCGTCCTTCTCGATGATCACAGAATCACACATGCTTGGTGGAGCACACTGCAAAGCGGCAAACCTCTAGTGCATGATAAGCCAACGGTCAAAGCTCTTCACGATGCCATCGCCAGAGAAATTGAAAAACGCGGAATGAACCATAACACACCATTAGAAAAGGAAGAGCTGACGAAAGCAAATGGCGGATTTACTTATGCTCCCGGTGGGGTCATAGGCGTTCCTGGAATGGGCGGCGGCGAAAGAGTTCCCGACCCTGCAGACAATACTTTCCATGAAATCACACCGTTACAGTATATGCGCGCTGACGAGACATCATTGACATCTCATGTTTTCTTCAAAGGGCCCGAAGGATACGCGAAAGCCCAACAATGGAAAGCTCAAGTAGAAAACCTGTTTGAAAGCATCGGCATCAGCAACTACAAAATCTCTGTCGATGAAGAAGCAGACGGTTGGGTCGCCACCGTGAGAGCCTCAGCAACTGACCCTGAAAAACTGAAAGAACGCATAGACACTCTGCAGAAACAGTTATGGCCGCCGTGGACTGGCCATAGAGCAGACCCGAAAACGGGAAAGCCTCTTTCGTCTGAAAAGCCGCCCGTTAACCCGACGGAAAAACAGATGCCGCCCGAAGAATCAACTCGGCAAGGTCCTGTAACATGGACTCCGAGCCGGGGAGCAGCAGCCGACGCGGTTGAGCTTGCAACCTGGAATCTCCGGTTCCTCGGTACAAGCGGAGAGAAAACTTTTCCGCGCAAAGACTGCGATGATGAGCAGTGTCGCACCGATAAAAGGTTGAATGCAAGCGCCATATTCGAAAACAGCGGTACGAACGTTCTGCTTGACTGCGGAAGCAAGGAGCTCGCGGAGAAGGTTCAAACACGCCTTGATGCAGTCTGCGTCACTCATGCACATCCGGACCATATAGACGGCCTGGAATTTCTGTCTGAAGACGTGCCCATATACATGCACCGTTCTATATGGCGTGACATACGTGAGCAGCGTCCTGAATACGCTGAGAAACTGAGTCATCGAGAACTTCACTTCTACAGCAGCTATAACGCCATCAGAATCGGAAACGTGAAGGTCCGCTGGCTCCCAGTTAAACACAGCTTGAAGGTTCAAACGTTCGCCATCCGCATCAACGGCATCGTACTCTATAGTCCCGACTGCCTAGAAATAAGTGACAAGTGGCTTGGCGGTGTGGAAACCTGGATCATAGACGGCGCAAGCCTCACTCGAGACATCGTTCGAGAGCAAGATGGTGAAGATTATGGGCATCAAAGCATCTTGAATAGTCTGAAACAGGCGAAGAAAAACGGTGTGCCCCAAGTGATAATTACCCATGTTGGACACTTGGGCGTGAAGCAAGAGGATATGCCGGAAGCTTTGTCAAAGATTGCGTTGGAAGCAGAATATGACAAGCCAGTGCTCGCTGCACATGATGGTTTCGTATTGCCTGGAGGACTGAAAAAAGCTGCTGAACCTCAGCTGCCCGAGACCAAGGAAGGCAATCCATATCCCGCCCAGTTTTACAAGGGGGCCGAATGGCTGCATGGAAAAGCTTTCACATTCATCGTCCATCATCATTTTCCATATGGACCCAAGATCAACAAGGAGAAAAGAATAGAACCAGACACTGCCGGCGATATCAAGATCACAGGTTCTCCGCCTAGCAGCGCAGGCGGCAATCCGCCCGGAGACGCCATTTCTGCACCAAGAGACCCAAGCTCGGCTGAACGTTACGTCTGGGAACAATTGAAACCTGACTTAGCAAAGTCTGAAGAGCCAGACATCGAATTCGGAGACTCTGAACCTGAAGAAATAAGGAAGGGCGTGGGCGGTTTTCGTGAACATTGGGAAACTCGCCAGGACACAGGCGACGCGAAAAGCATGATCGGCTGGACTTTCCTCACATATCCTTGGGAGAAAACTCAGAGATTCTTCAGCGGCAGCATTAAGGGCATGACCACGGCCAAACCGGCCATTCCTAAACAGAGCAGCAAAAAGTTTCCTAGAGGCTGGCTAGACGTCCAGGGCCTACGTAAACCAGTGCTTCTCGGCGGAGAAGGATCTGCAGCTGAAACAAACAGGTGTGGTTTCTATGAGATTTTGGAAGAAGGCACGTTCAAGTACGGGGTCCAAAGAAACAATCTCCACGAATACTTCTTCTATGGAAAACTCCTCCGGGGCAGATGGATCTTCCGGCTCCTTAAGCTTGCGTCTGGCAGCCCTAGATGGCTTGCCTTTCGACCATCCGATCAGCAACCCATGGACCCAATTAAACATGAAGATGATGGCCACTATAGACTTGCGGGAGAGACTGAAGCCCCGGTCCAAAGCCCAGGAGAAGAAAAGAAGCCGATAGAGGGATGAAGATGAGTTTGAAGAAGTTTTTAGGAATGGAGAGGGAAACGCCGAAAACCACGGAGTTTCTAGGTCGGCGAATGCAAGACAAACTGTCAGTCTATAAATGCTGTACTTGTGAGGACAGTTCAAAAAAGGGTCATGCCATACCATTTCTTTTCCATAAAACTGGTCGGGGAAACAAATGTCCTATCTGTGGCAATTCTAAGATGCAGAAAATCAGCATCAGAGCCGTTATGCAGCTCAGATGGAATAAGGCGGTGCGCCAGCAGCTCCTATCTCTGCGGAATTGAAATATACCTCATACGCGCGCTATTCTTTTCATCCTTTTCGCACAAACTAAGTTAACCGCAAAGAAAAGGGAATAATTCGTCTATCAGCTTGATTTTTGGTCTATCTATTTTCGGTGCTTCTGAATGCCATCCGCACCACCAGTCCGAATCTGGATCACACTTGTAAACTATGGCATCCTTGAAGATTTCCGAAGCGCAGTCTAAGCAGATTTTAGTAGTGTATCCCCAAGGTGGAGGAGTACAACCCTCCATATCGAGTAACCCAACATAGTAAGCAGGTTCGACTATCCTTTGGGAAGAAAGAAAGCCTACTCTCTTTGGCGAAAATGTTTTTCGGCAAATGTCACATGAGAATGATCTCTGCCCTTTAACTATCGCAATAAGATCAGCTTCCTCCCACCAGAAGTATCCTCTGTCGTCAGGTTTTTGTTCAAATCTGAGCCAAGTTTTGTGTTCTTTATCATATTCCATATCTAGGGCTTTATGAATACCTTGTACTGAACACTGCTTTCCTTGCCAAACATAGTTTACGATTTGCTCAGGGAACAAGTGATATTTCAGTTTACGTTCCGTATTTTTCACCCTTTGCTGTTATAACCATTAAATGCGCGCTAGTCTAAGTCATGCTTGAAGTATCGGAATCCCTGGCTCGGCTTGATAGTTACTGGTTTTATCGGAGTCCATGATTCACTGTGAAATCTTAATTCCTGCGTTCTATGCCGTTCTCCCATTGCCTTACAAACAAAATAGCCCAGCACTTGCCCCTTCACTGCGAAGTAAAGGTGAACCTCAAAATCCTCTGGAACCCCTATATCATCTTCAGCATACCATCCGAAGCCAGGCGCTTTTGCTGCTTCAGAAACTGCACCTATAGATTCAGGAAATACGCGCTGGAGAATTCGTCGAGGAAAACGAGTCATGTTCCAAAAACAATAGCAATGTTCGCTCTTTTTACCATCCTTCAATTTATGGTCAAGCACTTTCTGGCTGTTGCAAACTAATATGCCGATAACATCTTTCATGATTATCTTGTTGTAGTGGTAATGCGAGACTAAAAAGTGTTGCCGTTACAACAGAACAGTTAAAAATATAGTCAACTGCACGCTAGAACAGGTATGTATTATGCCAAATGCTGCAACACTTTTGGCTGAGCTTGAGAAAAGCGCATTAGCCGGAGACCCAATGGCACGCCAGGTCCTTGAACATCCCATCACCGAACTTCTGCTGAAAGAGCTTGTTGACTCCCCCGTCCCCGCCTACATACGATTCGATATTCCAGCCGCAGGATTACTTCTGAAAGACGGCAAACGCAGAATCATCCACGGTTACGCCAGTGTCGAAGTTATCGACAAACAAAACGAACTTGTCACCATCCCCGCCTTGCAGAAAGCATGGGACAGAATGAAGGCAGCCGGCGAAAAATACGCTAACATCAACCTGGAACACAGCAACATTACCATCGGCAAAATCCTTCTCAAAGAAACCGTTGAAGATTCAGAAGGCAAGAAATACTGGAGCCACGTCGACGATAAGGGCCTCTATGTGGTCGCTGAATTACGCGATGATATAGAAATCGCTGACAAAGTCTGGGAAATGGCTAACAAGGGCGAACTTAACGCTTTCAGCATTGGCGGACGGGCTCTCGGCGGAAAAACTCTTGTAGCGCAGGCACGTTCGGGCGCGTTCTGGAAGATTGATGATCTTGAACTTTACGAGATTACGGTTTGCAAGCGTGGCAAGAACACGGAGAGCGGGTTCCAGGTTCTCAAAAGTTACTTGGACCATGGGCTCATCACGGAAGAAATGTTCCTGCAGAAAAGCGCAGAACTGAAGAACAGCGAGAAACTCGTGAAGGAGCTGTCTTTTCTGCCGAACCTCATGGGCAAAAGCCTCATCATCCGCAAAGAATTCGTGTGCCAAGTCGGAAGCAGTGTGGAGAAAGGAGAAGGCAACGACTTTGACTTGCTCATAAAAATGGATACTGACAATCCTATGCGGAGACATATTGAGACACGAATCCTCAAAGCATTGCCTAATGAGCTCTGGGACAAACTTGAATTCATCTTCGGCGACGAAGGAGGGCCTCATGATGCTTATAGGCCCCTATTTGATCTTGCACTCGTGCCTTGCGATAGTCTCGGTAGGGTTGACATGATAAAGGCAGAAACGTCACAGTCAGGCGAACCGTCTAGCGCTCAGTCAAACATAACACTTAAAAACATAGAAGGTCGAACATCAACCACTGAGGACTCAAAAATGTCCGACAAAGTAGAAAAAACAATTGGAACACCAGGAATCGTAGGAACTGGAACAGGACCAAACACAGGCGGAGTAACAGGAACTTCTGCAACGGGACCGAACATAGCGACCATGCGCTCCAAAATCAAGGAGCTCGAAGCAATGCTGCCCTCTGAAGGAAAAGAGGGAGCAGTCAAAGCTGAAGTAAAGCCAGGTGAAGAGGAAAAGCCAGAGAAAGAAGCTGCAAAACCAGAGGATGAAGAGAAACCCGAGAAAGAGGGTGCAGCGAAGGAAGGTGCAGTCAAAGATGCTGGCTGTAAGGCAGGCAAATATCCACCGCCAGGCGAGAAAGAAGGCGCCGCAAAGGCTGCTGCGAAACCAGGAGAGGAAGAGGACGAAGAAGACGAGGATGCTAAGGATGCTGCTGGCAAGGACAAAACCAAATTACCATATCCTCCTGAAGACGAGAAAATGCTCAACGACCCAGAAGTCATCTCCACTCTCGAGGGACTTGAAGCAAAAGGCAAAATGCCTCCAGGCTTGAAACGATACATTGAGGAACATCGCAAAAAGAGCGATTCTCAAAGAATCGCAGACATCGGAAAAGCCGTTGCTGAACTAACGAAAGCAGTAGCAACCTTACAGAAGAGCGCCACTGCCGTCGATGTTGATGGCATCGCCAAGAAAACCGCTGATATTCTGAAGAGCCAAAGCGCAACAGTTAGAAAGTCTGCATTCACAGGCGACAACGCACCGGAAACGCCCGGAACTCCAGGTGCAGCTGCACCCGGCCAACCATTGACCTTGCAGACATTGCATGAGCTGCCATGGACTAAAGTCCATGACATGAGTGATCAACAGCGCGCAGCGCGCTTACGGGAGAGTGCATAAGCATGTCAGGAAGAAGCATATTTGAAATCAAAACCCTCGAAGATATGGAACGATACTACTACGGTCTCGGCGTAGCCGACGTAATGAAGGCAGACGCACCAATCCTAACCACGCAAGGCGGAATCTATAATCCAATCTACGGCGCTAAAGTATGGTCACAACTCAACCTTGAAGCCAACACTTTTGCTTTTCTGCCCAAAGCAGTATGGGACCACAGTGGCTTCCGTGTCCTAACCGCAAGAGCTCCAGTGCCACCCGTTGGGTCATACACAGTAGCTCCAGGCGGGCTTGCTGAAGGATCTGCATTGCCAGACACGACAAAGCCAACATGGAAACAGCTCTACAGCAAACCAAAAATCGTGGGCCACACGTTCAACGTAGCTGAAATGATACAATACTTGGGTGGAATCGACGACTCACTCGGCGATGTCATGCGCCAGATGAGAGAATACATGGGCCTGCACCACGCAGAACACATCAACATCATGCTCAACGCTGAAGGAGTTGCCTCTACAGCAGTCCAAGAAGGCAATGACATCCAAACAATTGACAGACTTGTTTCAGCAAAAGTTGAATCAGATGGAACCTGCTTCATGGCCGATGGCTCCACCACACCAGACGTAGTCAGCAACGACGTGTACGTGAACGGAACCACAATAGACAGGTCAGACGCCACAAACTACAGCTGGGCAGACGCCATCATCAGCTACCACGCAACCAAAGGCAGCCTGAGAAGCCTCACACTAGACCTTTTGGACGATATATTCCGACAGATCTGGAAGGCAGGCGGAACCCCCAAGATAATCCAAACCGGATACGACACACTCAAAGCAGTCCAGAGACTGCTCCAGGCGCAACAGAGATTCGTCGAATACAAGACTGTTGTCCCAACCTACGGCGGAGTCAGAGGAATTGAAGGCATCGCAGCCGGATTCATCGTTGCAACCTACAACGGAGTACCCATACTTCCGACCAAGAACAACCTGCAAGACCAACCAAGCGCAACGCCAGCTGGACTCAGCAGACTCTACTTCCTAGACACAGACTACTTGCTCTTCAAAGTCGCAAAACCAACACAATACTTCGAGGCAGGCATCAGCACCGGCAACCCATTCGCAATCAACTTCATCGGAGACAAGGGCCTGTACAGGACCATGGGAGACATAATCTGCACTCGTTTCAATGTCCAAGGCAAAATAAGAGACTTGAAGGAGTAGTCGATTAGCATGGGAACTTGCATGGTAACACTGGATACAACTGCTTTCGTATCAGAAGTATCCGGTGGAAGAGCCCAACAGAGAGGCCAAAGGATCATCAGAGGCACCATCAAAGCTTCAGCTTCATATGCAAGCAACGGCGATCTTTGCAATCTTGCCAACTATTTTCCACGCTCCGGCTTTGACCAAACCGTCAAGTACCGCGTTATCCTGAACCCGTTGTCCAACACGGGCAACCGACTTGGCGTCTACGATCACACGAACAAGAAACTCAAAGTCTACACTGGATTAGGTGCGGAAGCAACCGGCGACCAGTCTGTGAACGGAATCTTCGGCTTCATAGCTGTCGGAGAGTGACTTAAACGGCGACTGACGCATCAAAAGCCATAAGCAGCTCATTTTCAGTGGCAGGCGGCATACCAGTCACCACCCTAGACGATGCAGCGTTCGAATGTGAAATCACAGAGCGAACCACCGGACGATCACAAACGCTCATCCGAGGAATATTCAAACCGAAATACTACAAGACAGGCGGTATCCTCTGCAACCTAGCAGCACTCACAAAATATTTTCCGCTGGAAAACTATCGACTCATCTGCCAACTAGACAACACAGGAACCTACTACAATCTGTATGATCATGCAAACAAAAAGCTGAAGATGTACTCGGACGTTAACTCTCAAGTTTCAGACAAAGTTGATGTCAGCGCGCTTGAAATCCCATTCGTAGTGGTCGGTGAATAACATGGCAGAATCAAACATGAAGAGACTGTTCTTCGGAAATCCGACCAAAACAATCGGCATGAAACCATTGCCCAAAGGCGAACGGAAAGCTTTCGGCGAACCAGGAATCGAACCAGCCAAAAATCCGATGCTACCGCCCGGCGCAGTCGTGCTGTGTTACGGCAATTCTCCAGTCCAACCACAAAGCGATGTACCCTTTAAGGTAGTGAATGATAGACCTGTTTGGCCTGAAAAGCCAAAGGATTAGTGTTCCAATTAGAGGTCACTACCTTTCCCAAGTTTTTTTCGGGCAGACATTCCGAGCTATGGAAAAATCGAGGCTGAACAAATGGTAGAATATGACTCTGTAGACGGAGAATCCATCAGTTTCACAATACGGAAAGCTTCTCTGAAAAACCTGAGCAGCAGCATTACCGTTCGGAATATTGGTTCAGCAAATGTTTCAAGCAGCTTCACAAGCCAAGCAGTCATATCTCTTTCTTCAAGCATCACACTTCGGAAAACATCCATGAAAGCTCTCAGCAATAGTATCACCATCAGAAATGCTGATTCAGCAGATCTTTCATGTAGCTTCACAAGCCAAGGGATCAAGTCCCTTTCTTCCAGCATCACCATTCAGAAGAGGAGCTCAAAAATCCTTTCATCCAGTTTTACGATCCAAAGGTCAGCCAGTACACCGTTGCATTCGAATATTACTGTTCGAGGAGCAGGCACTAAGGCCCTATCTTCAAGCCTCACCATTCGAAAATCGGCAACCAAAGCACTGAGCTCAAGCATCACTGTTCGGAAGAGCAGCTCTAAGAATTTAAGCATTAAATTCGGAGTTGCCCGATTTGCAAATCTCAGCTGCAAATTTGGCATCACCCAAAATGCGAATCTTTCATGTAGCTTTTGGATCACAGCACCGACGTACACGGTGGAGCGCATCAACAACTTCGTCATCCAGAAGTCATGTAGCCCAGCATCACGTCCAACAACTGACAATTACGCGACGATCATGGAGCAGGATGTGATTGGCTATTTCAGTCACAGCATAGCAATTGCTGCAGGAGCCCCTAACGACATAACCTACAGAATCCAAGCAGCCACCAGAGACCGTCCGAACGTATGGGTAGGGATACCGAACCAGGTCGACGTTGATATCACAGTCAGCGACCCTGACAACATGGGCACCATAGCATCATTCACCGGAGAATTTGAAAAAGTCAGAGTTCAAGCAAAGAACAAGACTCCCAGTAGCAACAGTCGCGCTTGGGCAGCCCTGAAAAGTCGGACAGGCGGCTAATTTTCTCTTTATTTTTAGCGTGCCGCGCGCGTTCTGCCAAAAGATATATACGTGTTTTGTATTGAGATTTCGGTGAAAGCTCATGAGTAATAATGGAAAAACAGTGGCAGTAGGCGACACAAAAGAAATCAACGCCAGTCTCTACATTCTGGTCCCGAAGAAACCGGCCAAGGAAAGAGAGATCAAACGGCGAACTCGCTGGAGACTAACGATTGATGGCAATGATTTCACGTACCATTTTCTGCCTGAAACTCCAAGAATTCTCGCTAGGGAAGTCAATGAATAAAGTGCTAAATGAGAAAACTTTTAGGCTGAAAGGAAGAATCAAAACATGACCGATATGACGAAACTCTGGAAACAAGTTCAGCATCTACCCAACGTCATCGGCTACAGCGGTGAACTGCGACCGAGAATACAGGACGGAAAAGAAGTTCCAGGAACACGAGTCTTCAGAGTCTATGTAATTCAAAAGATAGACACTCAGAAACTGAAACCAAAGCAGCTGATTCCGCTATCCCTCAAACTGAATGACCAAGAAAGTGTGGAGACTGATGTTGTGGAGATGCATCGCCCAACAGCACCACCATGGCCAAAACCTGTTAAGCTTGATTCACAAGGTCGAATTAAGAAAGAAGAGGGAGACCCTGGTAAGATGGCACTGGAAGCGGCTAAGAAGGCCAAGCAACGGCCAGCATCCGCCGGCTGCTCAGCAATCTATAATGGAGGCACTGCATGTACGCTCGGCTGGTTTGCCAAAGACAAAGTAGACGGCAAACTTGTAATCATAGCTAACAATCACTGTACTGCCAATGAAAACCGATTGCCCTTCGGAGCCTCTTACATGCAACCTTCACCATACGATGGCTTGCCAAGTTTTCTGGGCATTCTTAAAAGATTTGTGCCTATAAAGTTTGCACGCAGATGCTTGTTCGGCACGAAGAAGCCGCTTAACCGCGTGGACGTCGGTGTCGTCTCAGTCGATCCATCGGATATCCTTCTCGAGATCATTGGCATAGGTGCAATCACGGGCAAACGCCGGGGCAAAGTTGGCGAGATGGTAATGAAGTCCGGTCGCACAACTTGTTTTACAACTGACGGCCTGCTCATCGACGACGCTTGGTACGGTGAAGTTGGCTATTCAAGCGGAGCAGCCATATTCGGCCCCTGTGGCCTCATCCAGAAAACAGGATTCAGCGCAGGCGGCGACAGCAGCAGCGCCATCATCACCCAAACGGACAAGAAATTCGCGGGGCTCCTATTCGCAGGCAGCGACACCCACACGATCTTCTGCCACTACGACTTCATAGAAACAGACGCAAACCTTGAAATCATCTGGTAACAGTTTGCTGTATTGGAGGAGGTGAAAATGTTTTGGCAGATATTCCAATCGATAGAATACTTATGGCCGTCACAGCAATAGCGATTATCGCCGCATGTGTTGAGCTGGCTCTTGCTCACGTTGCTCCATGGAGTGATATCTACACGATTTTTCTAATGCTTCTCTCTGGCATGGGCTTCGTAAGCGCAGGCTACTACTCGGGACAAGCAAAAGCATACCAAACAATGGCCCAACTAGCACAAGAAAAAGCTGACTTCGCAGCAAAAAAGGCTACGGCGATACCCGCTTGAGTTTTTCATCTGTCATTCATCATGATGATGCGCCTGAAGGCACAATATTCTATCTTGGATGGGGCAGAAAATGCCATTACTGTCCCTGTTTTTTGATGAGCAGTTACGATTATCAGCTACACCTGCAGGTATGTGAAGGACGGACGAAACATTGGCATAGAAACGATGATGGCTCCGTATGGAAAAGTTCTTCAGACGATTTGGATTTGAAGTCAGCTTGTCTGCGTGAGGGTACTGTTATCTTGGCTGGGTACGCTGTTACTTTGAGCACTAATCAAAAATGGTTAAGGGGCAGACCAGTTTGACCCGATTAGTGTAGCATTGTTCAATACTACGTAAGATTTTTATGTATTGTCAGACAGAGAACATGCTGAGGACGACATGAATGGAGTCTTTTCAATGGTTAGTGTAGATGTGCGATGTGAAACTTCGTTCAGTGTATATTCTAGTCTAATTAATAGCATCATCAGTTGTTGAAGATATGATTATTAATCGGGATTATGGTTGTGAAATGTAATGGCAAAAGACATGGAAGTTCGAGGGGAACTTCGGGGAGGATTTAGAAAAAGGAAGAAAGCCCCACCATTCGAACGAAGATTCAGTACAAGTGAATGGGATCTTCTTGCGAAGCTTGATGAAGTTGTTACATTGCCAGTTTCTGCTCGAGGCACAGGCATGTGTTTGTTCTTGCCCAAAGATCTCTGGGAACTTTATGGCATCGTCTGTGGAGACAGAATACAGATTGCATTTAAAAAGCATTACCGCAAGAAAAGAGAAGAAGAAGAGGAAACTGAATGACAGTTGATCAGGTTCTTGTCGGCTATGAGATCGGCTCGGGCCTGCCTGTCTACATGTCTCTTCATCATCTTGCCATCTTCGGCATGAGCGCGCTCTCAGGGAAAACCACCGGCATAGAAGGATTCATCAGTCGTTCAAAACTCAGGGCCATCGCATTCATCACCAAGCGTGGTGAAGGTGGCTTTACCAAATTCAATTTTTTAATGCCCTATTATAAGCCCCGTTCTGACTGGCAGTATGTCGAAAGTCTTGTGAATGTGGCCCTTGGTGAGAAGGTAAAGTATGAGCCGGGCATGCGTTCTGCGATCATGAAGGTTTGTCGTGGACGAAAAGACCTGAAGGAAATTCAGCTTGTATCTCGTGAATTGGCAAAGACTGAGAAAAGCGGGTTCATGCGCGCCGTCTACGAACGTCTCGACGAGTACCTGGACATCGTAATTCCTGAATTGGCCAAGTGGACCTTCACCGTGAATCTTGACTTGAAAGACGGTGTCAACGTTATGGACTTAAAGGACATGCGTCTCGAGACGCAGCAGCTCGTGATAGCCAGCACGATCGAGCATGTTTTTGCAAAGCTGGATCATGTGATCATCATAATTCCTGAAGCTTGGGAAATGATTCCCCAGGGCAGAATGACGCCGGTGAAATGGGTTGCACAGCAGTTCATTCGCAAAGGCGCTGCATTGGGCAATTATCTATGGCTGGACAGCCAAGACATCGGGGGAATCGACAAGACTCCGCTGCGGCAGGTCGACAACTGGCTCATGGGACGTATGAAAGAAGCCCATGAAATAGAACGCATTCTCAAACAGCTGTTGGGTGTGAAGGTGCCTGCTGAAGAAATACAAACATTGCCCCTGGGCCATTTCTACGCGGCCATCGGTAACATGGTCAAGAAAGTTTACGTGTTGCCTACAGGTGTACCGGAGAATGTCGGGGAGGCCGTGGCCCGAGGAATCATGACACCATTACAGGTGAAGGAAGCTTATCTGAAACCAAACATGGAAGTGAATGATGAAATGTACAAGGAAATGTATGAAGAAGAAAAACGAAAGCGTGAAGAATGTGAGAAAGAATTCGCTCGTCAACTTGAACATCTAAGTAATCGGATGGTAGAAGAGAAACTTCGAAAAGTTCTGCAGGACTATGTTTCGAAAGATGAATTGCAAAAGGCTGTCGTTGAAGCTGATTTGAATGGTTATTCTCGAGGGCGAGCAGATGCTGAAACAGAAGAGCGCCCGTTGCCCAAGGAAGTTGTAAGGAAAGTTGCGGCCTTTGATGCTTTAAATAAGGCTCTCATTGAATTCGCGCCTACACCAGTACCTACATCGGTAGATACACCGGTGCATACCACTTTAGGACTTCAACCTATTGTCACCGTGGTTGAACTGGAAGAGATCAAGAGGGAATTGCCGAAGGTTCCAAGCGACACTGTGAAGGGCAAAGTTCTTCGACTTGTAAAGGAAGATTTCTTTAAGACTTGGAAAGCCCTAAATGAAGTGCAGAGTAGACTTGACGAATTGGCATTGGGACCTAACACGTCTCAAGCTGTGACTGGAACTCTCGTAGAACTTGTAGAAGCTGATGTGCTTGGCATGAAGCATACGGATCGCAATCGCTGGAAACTGGCTCCTAACGTAATTATTTCTTAGGCGGCAGTTGTAGGGCTTCTGCCTGCCCTTTATGTTTCTCGATGAAATCCATCAGCGCCTCGAGAAAACCGAAACTGACCCGTTTGCGTCTCAGCATCTTCGTGATACTGAAGTGTTCACCCTTGAACATAGGAACTACCCATTCAGGATCATAAGTGATATGATGAGGTTGCACGACGTATGTCGAGGGTTTTTTCTTCTTCTTCTTTTTCTTAGTCTTAGGATTCAAGAAAATTCAGTTCCACAGTTCAAGCATTTATACCGTTGACCATCAATCTTCTGGGCAGCGATGCTCTTAGTTATCCGCATAACGATAGCCTTGTCAGATATCCATAGACTTCCACATCTAGGACAATCCATGTTAGACCCCACCCCTACATTTCCACTGGACGGACAGCTTCAAGAAACTTATTAGTTCTCGCTTTAAAAACAGCGCAGTGTATTCCGTCATTGCTGAGAAGAGCATTCTTGAGAAGCAACTTGAGCGATAGTGGGATCTGGAATTCTTCTTCAACTTCGCTGATTTCCAGACCGTGCATTATCACTTGGCAGCTTAATTTTTCATGTAGGAGATGGTCTTCAGCCATCAACACAGCAAGCTTGTCTATTGCCTCTGCTAGAGATTTGACGCTGTCTAAGATCGTGTCCATGATCTCTGGAGCTTCTTTCTTTTCTTCTTTGCCATCCACTTCATTTTTTTCTATTTCTTCACCAGAAGTATAGCCACGTTTGGATATTGGTGGAACAGGAAGCTCAGCCCAATGTTTCGATTTCTTTGACTTTTGACCGGTCTTGTGCAAGAGCTTAAGATGCTGTAGATCAAGAGCTTTTGCGGTGCGGTTTGGAAACTGAGCCGTTAGAGCTGCAGTTTTTTCTGCAGCTATACCTGGCGTTTCATCCCAAAGCCGAAGCAACTTTGCTTGATCATCGGCAGTCCATCGGCAAAATCCCGTTGTCATTTTCTGGCCTCGTCCACGTTTAACAGAATCGTTTTTGGCTTTTTCCACAGGCGGTTCATGAACATCTGGGGTCTGTTCTTTTTTTGTAAGCTTCACGAGAGTAACCATCTTTCCTTTAAAAGACATGTTGATTATTCTATATCCTTGTTCTTCAAGAGGATCTTCCGAGTCTGGATCAAACTCAGTTCCAGGGATAATGAGGCAAGGACCATACGGACTTACTTCTTCTTTGGGAAACTTTGCTTTCAGTTCTTCGATTGTTTGTATAGGCACTCTCGATATCTCCAATTTGCACGTGCGACTGACAAGCGCGCGTGACCGTTATGGTCACATGCGTCATGCTGGTCTAAAGGACCACGTGTAGACCTGGTGAGCACCTTACAGCACTTGGGCAACGTTAGCATTACCAAGATTTCCATCACCCGTTCTCTGCAAGCGTCTTACTCTCAAGCTTCCCTTTTTGGGTTGCTGTAGGAGCAGCTCATCACGCCGTGCTGAGAGAAGCCTTGGCGTTATGTAGATAAAAGATTTTCTATGAGAAAATTCTGAGGTGTTGCAGCGCGGGCATCTTGATTCTTTTACTTTAAGATTATCCTTTAAACTTAAACTTTAAGGTTATACTTTAAGCTTTACCCTTAACATTAAACGTTAGACTGAAGGTTTGACGTGAAGGTTAGGGCGGCTTTCCTCCAGGGCCCAGAATCCAGTTTTCCCAAGCGGGCAAAAACTTCATGAGCGCTGTCCATTGTCTGGCTGCTGCGAGCCTGCGAATACGCGCTGGCAATTTTCTTAAGTCAACTTTCCGGATTGCATGGATAAACTCGTTGAAACGGAATCGACGCTGCACAACACTCGTGCTTCTTCCAAAAGCTTTTGCGATTAGGTGAACTGGATATCCGAGCTGTCTGAGCTTGATGAAAGCCGCTGCTTCTCGATTAGTTACTGTGATCCGCATAGAAGTCTATCTTCTCTTGTCCTGTTTACCTAAAAATTCTCTACTCTAATTTTCTAAATATCGGACATTAGTTTTCTAAAAAAGAGCAATATTTGCGTCCCTTTTGGCGTTAGCGCGCGCGTCTAATTATTTTAAGATTTTGTAGGTGGTGGCTCGATGGAAAATTTCTATGCGCATTCCCGGGAGAAAGGAGAGGAAGAACCCGGCACCTTGAAGCCAACCACCTACCCTTTCCATTCCTCCACGCTTATATAAAAAGATGTATAGAACTAATTTCTAGTATTACATTATTCCTTTCGTTATAACAGAACGCTTAAAAATATAGTGGGTCAAACAGCTGTCCAGGCGCGCAGCGGCTAACCTCAAAATAGACAACGTTGCGCAAAGCCCAACCCGATCCTATACCGCGTGTAGCGTGATGGAAGGCAAAGACAATGGTATTCACAACAGACGTTCCCGAGGCAATACGCCAAAAGCTATATGACAATTGGCGGCTCCATGGGAACTTGGACAAGAAACATGTTGATTTTAACACCGGTGAAACGGCTCCGTCACGCAAGTACCCAAGCATAGAAGTAGTCACCATCGGCGACACTCCTAAAGTGTTAACGGCAGAATGGCTACAACTTGATCATCTCGCACACGTACACGTCTGGGTGCGGCCGCGAACCACAGAAAAAGACGCTCTGGCGCAAGCCAAGAACAATCGTAAATATATGCTGCAGGAAGTCAGACGAATACTACACCTGTACCAAACCACTGTTGAAGACATCCAATGGGTCTACTTCGAAAATGAAATCTGCGCTGACCAATACTTCGCCATTGATGATGATATTTTGCGTTCTCAGAAATCTTCTGCTGCAGCGTCAAGAGCAGGCTTCCCCATACTTCACTCGATACTTCCGGTCCGGGCGCGCGAATTCCGTAATGCCATAGTAGGCGGAATCCAGGTTAACCGCTAAGCGTACAACAAAAAAGAATGAAAAAAGGAGATGAAAAAGAAATGAGCTCACCACCGAGCTTCACAACCCCGCCAAGCGGCGGCTGGTTTCGTCTATAAGCACCCACAATATGTTGAAGAAGTCACCTTTGGAGTGTTCCCCACAAATCCTGATCTCAGCTGGATAGGTCCGTCAGAAAGCTGGGATCCCAGAGCAGACATACCGCCGATCATAGTTCGACAGCTCGGAAGCGAAGATCCTGCGTATCTATTGAAAGGACAAGAATCATATGAGTTCACGCTTGAACATTTCATGCAAGGAAGCACTTGGGCCAAATACTTCATCAATCCACAGGGCGGAGGAGCTGGCAGCATTGACAAAAGTCTAAGCTTAGCCTTCGGCATCAAAATGGGCGGAGCAGCAGGCACAGTCTACTATTACAAGCTCAATGGTTGTAGACCAAGAACTCTTACCTTGACAGGAAGACCGAACGAAGCAATCAGACTCAGAGGCGAAATCGTATGCCGAGAAATCCCGAAGCCAAGCACAGCAGATCCAGTAGGCACGGGCAGCTGGGCAGGTGATGTTGCAACACCTCCATGGATCTTCACAAGCGGCGGCCTCAACCCAGTAACAGTAGGCGGTCCAGGTGTTCCATGCACAGAAATCACCGTGACAATAGAACGCAACCCAGAAGTAATCTACGTGATGGGAAGCGGCCAAGCAGAATTCATTCCGCCAAAACAACGAGCCATCACAGGCACAATGACTCTCATCTGGATTAGCCAAAACCGCTACACTGATCTAGTAGATTATACAGATCGTACTATTGCCTGGACCTTGAACAGTTCACCGTCATCCATACTGACACTGACAAAATGCAAATTCCACAGACTCGATAGCTTCACCATTCGACCCACAGAAGTAGCACTGGAACGCTGGGCATTCACAGCACTCTCAGCATCTCTCACTTAAACGGAGACCAAGACAGGCATGAGCGAAGAAAGCTCCACAAAAACAAAAGACATACTCATCGAAATATGTCCCGAATGCAACACACTACATGTCGATAGACTAACAAATGGCATCATCGAAAGCCGGGGCAAAGCAGAAATCGTCTGTAACACAAAAATAGGAATGCTTGACACAGAAGACCCAGAACACAAGACTCCGACTCCTATACTTTGTACCCACAAAATCAAACCAACTGAAAGCAACACATTCAAGATAAGACGCTGGACATACCGAGAAAGACAGGAATTTTACAGGCTGACAGGCACATTTACTCAAACAGGTGAAGGACAATCTTCAGGCGTCAAAGTTACTTCTGACGTCATGGATTTTGCCATCACCACATGCGCAGTCAAAAGTCCTGAACCACTGAAAACCAAAGAAGACCTTGATAAAACAACATTGGACGGAGCAATCCTGGATATACTATACACTCAAATTCTGGCATGGAACTCGCCCCCTTTAGCACCATTCAGCGTCTCGCGGCAGCGATCTACTCCAACAACATAAGTCTCTGCGGCGACGATACGCTCGCAAAAGAAGCAATTGAAAAACATCAGTTTGCCACCGCCTACGGATTCACGCCAGCCCAGGTTGAGGCGATGGACGCTGTGGACGCTGAATTACTGAAGACTATATTAAAGGTGCAACTGCATATGGCAGCTGCAAAATCGAGACGGGGACAGCAGAAGGGCATAAGTCTGCTTCCGGAAGGAATGATATTTCAAAAGGCGCCACCAACATGAGTGCCAGAATCATAGAGATAGGAATGCCTGAAGCTCTCAGAAAATTACAGGGCATGAGAGCAAAAGTGCTTGAAGTCGTACTAGCAGGTATGCGGGATGGGGCTAATGAGATTGTGTCTTTAGCAAGGACAAATGCTATGGCAGTCCTGAAGTCAAGAACAGGCACATTGATCAATAGCCTTCAAATGCTAGACCAGTCCATTGAAGGAAACATTGTAAAAGTTCAAGTCGGTAGCAATGTTCTTGGATATCCTTTTTTTCAAGAGTTCGGCTGGACAACTCGAGCAGGAACAAGTGTACCTCCGAAACTCTTTCTCACTAATGCGGTAGAAACTGTCAGACCAAAAATACCAGAATACATTACCGCACGTCTGAATGAATTGGCAGGAGGATAATAATTGTCTGCAGGGCCTCAACTTGGCTATACTCTGGTAGCTGACACAAGTAATTTCAGTTCAAACTTTTTGAAAGCACAGCAGTCCCTTCAACAATTCAACGTTGTTAAGGAAGGAACAAATCAGAACCTATTCGCATTTCAGGGAACATTGAATAAGACAGGCAGTTCCGCAGGCGCTCTAACAGGCAGCACACGCTCCGCTAGTGTTTCGTTGAGCCAGATGGCGAGTGCCATGATGACCGTCGGCAGTCTCGGCCGCCAAGTCATCGGCATGTATACGCAGTGGAATGTTTGGCAAATCCGTCTTATCCAATATCAGAGTCAACTTCTAGACTCCTTGAAAAGACAAGCTGCCCAACAAAGAGAAGTCATCAGAGTAGACAAAGATCTTGGTCAGATAACTTTCCAGATAGCAACTCAACTTCAGAACATGGCCAAAGCTGCTGTGCTTGCACCAACAGCATTCAATGACCTGAGACGCGCTACAGGCGACACTATAATTGCCATTGGCAGATTCGGACCGCAAAGCGATGAAGCCGCAGCCGCAGTTGCCAACTGGGAAGGCTCTCTGATAAGCTGGGGAGAAAAAGCTCGAGAAATGGGCGTACCGTTAGGACAAATCAATGCAATAATGAACGTGCTGACGAATTCTATTAAGAATGGCCAAATTCCAAACTGGCGAGCTCTCGGAGAAGAGATTGGCTGGAACGCAGAACAGTTTGGCCCTCTTGGAACTTTCGCAATGAACGCGAACTCTGTTATTGACATGGCTACGAAAGGAATCCAGGAAGACTTCAAGAACACAGCAACTGACCAAGAGAAACTTAACAAGTTGACGGGCGACTGGAAAGACACTGTTGAAAACACTCGCAGAGACATAGTTGCGGACATGCAAAAAATCGCGGCTGCTGAGCAAGAAGCTAGACTTCAAGGAATAGCCTTTGGGTTAGAAGTTGTTGGAATGGCAGGACAAGTAATTATGCTCGTTACAAATCTAGGATTGTTGTCAGCGGCGTGCGGCGGTCTTGCTGCTTGCAGGGGGCTTGGGGGACTCGCAGGCGGGATCGGAGGCGGGATCGGAGGAGGAGGAACATTAGGGGGTCTTGCACCTGCAGGAGGAGGAGTCGGTGAAGCTGCAGTGAGTATTGGAGCTCGAACGTTGCCTTATGCAGGGATGATGGCGGCCATGGCACCAGTAATTGGCTATGGTATTAGTACCGAGATTTCTGGTCAGGCGCAAAAAGATCGTGAGGAAGCAGCAAAGAAAGCGGGATGGAACCCTGATAAACAAAGCTATTGGGATTGGTGGCTAGGAGGAGGGCAATATGCCTACGAAGAATTCAAAAAGTCTTTGCCAGGCCAAGTTCTAACTGGACTGGGTGCACCGGCGGCGGGTCTTAGAGCAATGGTTGGTGGTGATGAACAGGCTTCGAGGCGGGCGATAGAGGCAGCAACTGGCCTTAAACTACCAGGCGGTCAATTCGGAATAGAAGAAGTTTCCAAACCGGGTCCTTATGTGCTTGGTAAAGGCGAGAAAGTCACACCTGTAGGAGTTGAGGCTCCAGCTGACCGTTTGATGTCAATTGGAAATGAGATAGGCGAGTCAGCGGCAATTCTTAATGCTGCAGCTAGAACTGAGCTTGGAGGTGCAACTGAGCCATCGCAAATCACTTACCATTACAGTTTTGGCGATATTATCATCCAAGTGCAACAGGTGGCCAGAGAGGAAGACATGCGGACTGTTGCCTTGAGACTTCGCCGACATATTCAAAATGAAATAGTAAGGGTGCCAGGAGGAGCTTAATGTCTATAGTCACACTAGGTGCGCATACTTTTCTTGCCGGGCCGGCTCCACGAAAAATCATGTCTTCGCACATAGGCATGATCGAGATCCCAGACGGAGAAGATAGAGTTCATTGGATGGGCCACACAAACAAAGAAATCACTCTCACAGGCATAGAAGTAACCATCGACACATTGAACGATCTTCTTACTGCTTGGAATGCTGAAACTTCACTGGTTCTAAATATTCCCGATTTTGAAGAAGGAGCAACCGTTCGAATTACAAATATTATATCGGTAGAAAAGAAAGGAATTCCACCACAGCACATAATGGGAATCGGCAGCGATTCTCCGCCAAGCATATACCAAGTTTATTACGAAATAACGATTACAGTAGTGAAGACTACATGACAGTCACGTTGGGTGCGCATACTTTTCTGGCAGGACCAGCTCCGCGAAAAACTATGTCCTCACATATAGTCATTGTTGAGATTCCAGACGGCACGGACCATGCTCATTGGATGGGTCGCACAAACAGGGAGGTTACTCTTACAGGTGTAGAAGTAACTGTTGACACGTTGAATGATCTTCTTGCTGCTTGGGATGCTGAGACTCTGATGGTTTTGAATATTCCCGATTTTGAGGAAGAAGCAACAGTGCGAATCACAAACATTGTATCAATTGAAAAGAAGGGAATCCCCCCGCAACATATAGCAGGAATAGGAAGTGATTCTCCTCCAAGCATATATCAAGTGTACTATGAAATAACGATTACAATAGTGACTATCGATATTAGCGAACCCACACCACCATCTCTCAAGTATTATGAACCTTGGAACTATGGACCTCCAACCTTTGCCGCGCCCCTCTATTCAGAGGACTGGAACTATCTTAATCCACCAACATTTGCGGTTATATTCAGTGAGGCTTGGACTACATGACAACAGGTAATTGGGATTTCAGTAATACCAATTGGGTATTGGATAGTGTTCATTATGTTTCTTCTCCAAGCAGTTTAAGAGAAGATCATCATGTGCAGTGGACAACTGATAGTGTGCTTGCCCTAATAAAAATTGGTATTGTACCAATAGCGAGTGTAAAAGAAGGTAAAATGGAAACGCAATGGAGACAGGAAGCTGGCGCTGGACAAATAAATATTGTCTTTAGATACCAAGATGACAACAACTATTATTATGTGCAGTTTTCTCCTTATAATTATCTTAGTGGTTATGGCTTACAAGCCGCTTGTTACAAAGTGGTTGCTGGAATTCAAACTCAACTTGGTACTACTGTTAAAACTCTTTATACTATAGACTCAAACTGGACCAATGTAAGAATTACTTGGTGGAATGATGCTGTTGGTCTGGTAATAAGAGCAGAATACTATAATGGCTCTGTTTGGACATCCCTCTTTGATTATTATGATACTCTTAATCTCTGGAAGACGATAGGGGGAAGAGTAGGAATAAGAGTCTATGGATATTATTCGTACGCAACCCATTATTGCGGCAATATAGATGATACTTACATTTACGGAGTGTAAAACATGACGGACGTAAGTTATCTATCCAGAATAAGACTGCGGCGCGCGCTGGTGGAGATTACCTAATGGTCTTGACTCAAACAAAATTCGGAAGTATCACTTTTCCTATTAATCCAGAAAGCATGATTAGAACGTACATGCGGTCTGTAGCTCGCAAAAACATTCTTGGAATTGGACAGACGCTGGAAAGCAAGCAGCGGCACCTTGTCAAAGTAAGTTTAGAAGGAATTCTCTCAGGCACAGACGCTGAGACCGTGATGAACCAACTGGAAATAGCATGGGTAAACGGCACAGTTGCCAAGCTTGTAACGCCAACATATTACGGGGGCGAAAATGCCGTCATCACGGAACTGGAATTCTCAGCTGAACAAATCAAATATTATGAACGCCAGATTCCTTTCCGAATTGACTTTTTACTTCTTCCAGACACAACAGTCTTCCAGAAACCATCATGGCAGGTGCTTGTTGCAAACGAGATAGGCGTGTATGTCGAACCAGTTGGCCTCATCGAACTTAATATAGAACGTCAGTTCGGCGGCCAAGCTGCTTCCTTTGACATGACCTTCGACAACCGAGACGGACAAAATGCTTTAGTTGGCCCATGGGAGCAGCCCGTCTTTGACTATTTCCGCAACGTCAAAATATACATAGGCTATAACGGCGTAAACACCATCAGATTATGGGGCCTAATCGACACTGTAGACTATACAGTCACCAAAGGCGGAGGCAGCACGGTCCGGGTGACAGGCCGCGACTATATGGCGAAGCTTGCAGAAGGCACAAACTTCGACGGCACTTACATAGATATGTACCCGCAAGACATGATGGAAGATCTCATCGGCACCAGAGCAGGTTTATCCACAGCTGGGCTGGGCTCACCAAACTGGGCGTACTGGGCTTGGAATCCATGGGTATCATATTTACCATTCAATGATTCCACGATTCTGGAAGCCATAGAGAAAATCAGCAGCCTCTACAAAATGTATTATTGGATGGATTCTGGCGAGCATTATGGTACTCCAACATTGATGTGGAAGGATCATATTCGCATCAGCGCAGTTGTGCAGCCCATAACTGCCGGTAATTCTTATCTCTATGTTAAAGACCCAATATTATTCTCAAGTTGGGTTGGTGAAACATTATTCATCTGTGCCAATAAGCCTGGAATGGTTCCGGCTTATGCAGACATGGTTCAAGCTACAGCTGTAGATTTGGTTACAGGTAAGGTAACAATTAATCCAGCGGGAGGAGGCATCAACTTTGATTTCCCTCTGGCATGGGGACCCGTGCTCAGCACCGAAATTATTAAGCCAGCAGTTAAAAAGTGGGGCATCGACATCGTAAGCTTGCAAGTTAGAGTCACTGGGGTTCCGATGCGGAACAGAGTTGCCGTTTATGGTGAGGGCGCATATTCTATTGCGGACACGAACAGTCCAACATTATTTCCTTCAGGACAAACTAATCCCTGTTTTGATCTAAACTTCCAAGCAAGATATGGGCGAAAACAAACCATAATCACAGATGGCACATTGAAAAGTCCAATTTACTGTGATGTACTTTCCTATTCGACATTGTTCAAACTGCTTTATCCCGAGAATGAAATTAGAATTACAGTCATCGGGGATCCGGAGTTGCTGCCTGGTAGTGCCTGCAACTTCACAGATGATGGTATTACAGGTCTTGCTGGCACCTACTTTCTAACAGGCGTCATTGATAAGCTTGGACCAGATGGGTACATTCAGGAGCTGGTGTTGAGAAGGTTCACGCAGGTAATAAGTCCAAACCTGTTGTCCGGAGTCTTCACAGACATTGCTAAAGGCCAGACTGGAACACAGAGTCTGCAGGATTCAAAAGCAATGTTCCCGGCGGTAGGAGAGGTCCTGCCATGAAAACCTATACTGTAAGAGTCTATCGCAGCAAGGTCAATACGGCTCCATACACGGATTATAGAGTTCAGAGCGAAGCAGACTTCATTCCAGGCGATCAACTTGCACTGATTTTCAGCGATGCTGACTCCAACCGGCCTGAAGTAGTGGGAAAAATCGGGGATATGACAACATATAGTATGATTGCAGAATCCTATTTACTCATCGAAGAAGGCGGTTATTACTGTGGGATAAATGGTGAAGCACTTCGACTTGAATTTGGAGGAGCAGACAATGAAGGCGGAATCGATGGAACAGATGCAGCTGCAGTTGCAAATGCTTGTATCAATCGGATGTCCTATGGGATACTGTTCATACGCGATCCAATTATAACCAATGCGCCGATTCTATGGAAGGACAACATCCTAATCTTGAGCAATACTGTGCTAGGCGGCGGCGGAACCATAATACCGAACATCACCTACACCGGTACAGACTATGCAATAAGAGAAAAGACTGAAAGCGGAAAAAAGAATAATGTTGACATAGAAAATATTGCCATCAAAAACACGAATACCTCAGCCAAAGGCCACATTCGCGTTGGCAACTGTGACTTTGCTCAACTGAAAGTAATAGCCCTCACCGGATATGCAAGCGAAAGCGCAATCAATCTGGCCTATAGTTCTTTGAAGGGAAATTCTAAAGAATTAAAAAATATTCGAATAGAAGGAGAATACCAGATAGCAACCGCTATTGACTGTCAGTGTGACTGGTGTTGGGGAGACGACATTGTAATCTCCAAAACCACAAATGCAGCCATCAAAGTTGGCAATCAAAGCAATGACGAAGCACCCTACAATGCGTTCTTCATCAGAATCCACGGATACAACTGCCAACACAGATTCTTAGACATTGAATGGACTCATTACCTCATAGGAATAGACCTTTTCGACGAGCATGATGCCAGCTGGATCGGCACAAAAGAAAGCAGCTGGTATCAAGCAGCAGGAAAAGAAAGCAAAAGCAACATTCTCCAAGACTGCCATGCTGACTTTGATGTTGGCGCAGGCCATCCGCCACCACCATACACGGAACTAATTGATAATCAAAATCTCACCTTCATGAGAGCTGACAGTCCAGCCCAGAGCGACCAGTCAAGAGGATTGAAAATCATTCCTCGACTGATTGTTGACGATAACAGCCGTGGAACACCGAATACTGTTGACATAACAGCAACCACCACGGACATTTTCAGACTGAGAAACGCGGCTCCCGGCGGAAAAACCGTAGTCATCGCATTAGGAATTGACGCTTTCAAACTCTGGAATGTAACTGATTCAAGAATGGAGTTTCAAGCCAAATGGGGAACAGAATTCGACTGTTATAATATAGTGCCTCTGGCAGGCGATATGTATGATCTGGGACGTGAGGACGCCTACTGGCGACGCTTATACATAATGGACATGGCGTTTAGAGGAGTGCTGACTTTCGAGAACTCGGGATATCTAGCTTTCAAGGATACAGAAGAAACTCCGCAGACAGTGCTAATGTACACGGGAAATCTGCTCACACTGCAGAATCCACGGCTCTACGGCGAACTTCTTCTCGCTGCGAACAGCAAAATCCTTCTTAACGCGCCCGTTATTGCTTCCGCTAATGATTTCATACCCGACAGCGACGAAACTTTTGATTTGGGAATGCCCCCGCGTAGATGGAAAGAACTTCATCTGATGGACCTCTACCTTTATGGCAAGGTTTTCGAGTCTCTCTATCCAGGTGTGGATAATGTCTATTCTTTAGGCAAGGATGATTATCGCTGGTCGATGATCAGAGCGGAAACAGGAAGATTTAATCAGCTTCAAGTTCTTGCCGGCGTCAATGCTGATTGGTTGCCCCTTACAGATAATGCTAGAGCATTGGGGAATGATAGTTATAGATGGTCTTACATACGTGGTTATAGCGGCAAATTCAATACGCTTGTAATAATCACGACGTTAGATGCTTCTTCAGCTGTAGTGAATGCGAGCTCATTGCAGATACAGGGAACGGAAATAATCAGTTCTGCTAGGGCAGTGCATAATGTTGATTTGAGCGCATCCGATCTCAGCAGCGGCACTGTTCCAGATGCGAGGCTTGACGGATGGGATGGAGATGTAGATGTCGCAAAGGTTGGCGGTGGAACAAGAACTCTGCATTTCGTCAAAGGATTATATAAGGGTTACACTGATAGTTAATTAGATGGTTTCTGAACTGTCAATGATGAAGAAAGATCTATGCCTTTTCTTCTGCGGTAGACTCGAAGTTTTTTATTGATCGGGCGTCTCTCAAGCAACCCATCAAGAGTGAACTTGTTCGCCCAGTATCTGGCGGTATCTACTTTTATGACCATACCAATCCTTTTGCCCAATGCTTCAGCCAATTCGGTTGAATGAAACTCTCGATCCTCTTTAATAAGTTCATTCACTACTTCTCGGACAAGGTCTGTGTTAAGCAGCATCATTTCACCAAATGATAAAACGTATATTCATGATATAAGTTTTGCGTTTCTCAGAACAGTGAACGGAATAATAGACTCTTTTCGTTTTCCCGCAAAACCCTATGGTTGCTCAACAAAAGTTAAATAGATGCTACACGATGGTTCTTCAGGGATCATTTTGTCAGAAAATGGAAAAGGAATCCCTAAAGGCTTGAAAACACTGATTCTACTGCTCTGGACGATCTTCGGCTTGGCACTTAACTTTCTCTACGGAGCATACGTCGTAGTGCCTGCACTGCAAGCTGAAACCGCTACCATGATGACATGGGTGAACTGGATCATCCTGACAGTGTTCATCCTCATCATCGGGACACTAATGATGCTCTCGAAATCCATACTGAAACTGCTCGCCAAAATCGAAGCCTACATAGAAGAAGAGTAAACTCAGTAACTCCCTTCTTTTTTTGTTCGATGGAGTTTATACCTTTAGTTGATTGCCATCTGGTCCGGTCTGAAGGTCTTACTAGCCGACGAACCTAAACACGAAACATTCAGGGTATAATCTCCGTTTGCAGCGTCAGCGGGGACGGTCCAGCTTGTACTGAATAAGCCGTTGGAATCCGTGGTCGCGTCGGGCAAAGACCAAGCATCAGGTCCCGGCCCTTGGATTGCCAGTTTGACCGTCTTTCCTGGAAGGGGGGTGGCCCCCTGCTTTACCGTGCCTGTGATTTGTACAACTTCGTTCCTGGCGTAACTGTCCTTGTTTGTGTTTACGGTTATCGTCGGCACAGAGACATGCTTCCCGAACCAGATAGCAATTATGACTATTGCTAGAATGCATAGCCATAGGACTATCCAGAACCATAACGATGGCATAATGGTCAAACTATTCTTCTTCTGTGGGACTAAATAACATTTGTGGGGTTTCAGCTGAGAGGAGTTTCTTGCGCGTTGACTATTATGGTGAAACTGAAAATTGTGATGTCCTTAATGGTCGGGCTCACGGTAAGAGTCATGTTGATGCGTCGAAGCATAGAGACTCCCAGCGACTTTGTGCCAAAGGTCCAGCTCAACGTAAGATAATTGCTTGCAGTTGCAGGCTGCCATGTTCCACTGTCCGGCTGTGCACCACAATAAATCGGGATTGCAGCCTGATTTTTCACCCAGAAAGTCACGGTTTTGTGGTCTCCCGGGCTCAATGTGCCCCAATCAACAGAAGTCACGGGCTGAGTTCCTGTGATGTCCCAGTATACTCCAAAGTCAAGGCCAGCAGTTTTTATTGTTCCTTGTGAAGGGACAAGCAGCATCGACGCGGCGAATATTTCAAAAGTGCTTTGATACACCATCATACCTGAGACTGCAGCCAAGGCGAATGCTAGGATTATGGTGCCTATTTTTATCCAACTGCTAGAAAGCTGGAAAGCCGAGAGTTTTCTGATGATGATATACAGTTCATGTAAGAAGTATGCTGTTACGAGAACAATCAGAATCGGTATGAGCATCATCAAAGCTGGCGACAGAGTCATTCGACTATGACACACTCGACTAGAGCCATGGCAGGTTTGTAGTATGTCTTGCAGCGAAGACAGTGATAGACGTAACCACGTTTGGTTTTGGTAGATCTCTTCGGATTTTTGACGATATGGGTCATTTTTGAAACGCGGATTTCCTGTTCGAGAGAGCTGTCGCATTTTGGGCATGTTAACTGTGGAATTGGCATAGTTCTGTTTTAGAAGTTTTGTGTTTTTAGTGTTATGGTCTAGCGGACGTTTACATTGTGCTTGGATAGACCCAAATTTTGCGCACTTTCTTCGGGAACAAGTCATTTGCTAGTTCTTTAAGTCGGTCTCCATATGCCTTGTACAGAGCGGCCCATGGCCCCGCATCCAGATTGATGTTAACATGTTCTGCTGCGGAACGCATTTCCAATGCATCTTTGGCTGCTTTTTTGCCGGCCCATTCACGCAGTAAAGCTTTGTCGATGTCCATTCCGTATTCGTACGTGAGTCTGAGCCGCAGCGGACCTGGATAGGGTACGTTTGAATAGAAAAGAAGTGCACTTCCCACCTGGGTTTTCAGTTTGGGTTTTCTCAGCACTACGAAGCTGCTGTTGTTTGCTGGGCCCTCGGTGACTTTTGTCCAGGTTGCGTCGCTGGAAGGTACTCCTCCGGAGTTGTAAGCGCAGTCGATTACTCGTAGAATGTTCGTGTGGTGCGGATAAAAGACTTGGGCGAAGAAGCCGACGTATCGCCATTGGAAGGTGAGGATTTCATATTGACCGTCTAAGTATTCGTCTTCCTGAATGTATCTTCCCCATTCATGCGAGTCGATTTCTGCTTCCCCGATCTGTAGTAGTTTAAGGGCCTGCGAAACAGTTGGCACAGTATCTGCAGTTACGTCTGCTTGATAATAATCTTCGAAGTCCTCGAGAGTGCAATATTTTGGTTGATATGCTTCTTGTTGGAAATGCGGGTTAAGATAGACGCTTGAAGAAAGAGTCTTTGCTCCGGGGAAAAGGGTCACTTTTGGCCACCAACCACAGCCACGATCCTTGCACCGCTCAGTCCCGCCTGAGTGACTGTGACAACATTACCTACAGATGTGCAGGTGACTGTGCTCCAGTCGGCAATTTTGAGAGCTGCGACTCCGCTGATACTTGCAAGCTGTTGCACCTTAAACGTGTCGCCCGTGGAAACAACAACTTCCAAAATGACATAATAGCCTACGATGCCTGCTGAGTCTCTGACAACTTGGGGAGTTTGAGCTGACACTTCTCATTCTCCTATTGTTCATGTGACCTTGCGATCATCTGTCGGATTTTCTCGTTGTGTTCTCCTTCTTGCCGGCTGATCTCCGTCAGGGTTTTCTTTTCTTTCGGATCATCAGTTTGGTCTGCCAGTTTTCGGTATTTGTCTCTGTCTTTTGCTTCGTCGCCGACGAAAGGTTTCAGTTGGCTTGGTTTCAAAGACTTCTGCATTGCCTCAAGAGCTGCTAGTTCTCTTTCAATTGTTTCGCAGAGTCGCTGCCGTTCTTCTTCATTTTCTTCTTTTTCAGCCATTTCCAACATGCAACTGCAGCGCCGCAACATTTCTTGGGGGCTCGGTTGCTCCTTCAAAAGTATAGGCGTATAGATGCCGAGAAGCTGGTTCATCGCATCCATTTTCTGTGAAGTCATAACATCCATGGTAGGATGGGGACCGCCTTTTTCCGCGCCGATCCTGGTTATATGTTCCGGCAAACGTGCATCTTTGCCGGGAGCGAAGATCTGTGGTTTGCGCAGTTTGTCAGTGGGAATGAAGATTTTTCTTTTCACAACAATCGGCGTACCATTTGCATCTTTGACTTCCTGGACAGCTGTTATCCATTTGCCGGTTTTCTCTTCAGAGATCTTCTGCAGTGTTTTCACTGCTTCACCTGTAGTAGTCGATCCTACAGGTGCTCCGTCAACGGTTAATTGACCTTGTTCATCAACCAGGACCCGTAGATGTGTGCCTGTTTCAGCGAAAAACCATTCGCTCGTGTAAGCATGATTGTTCGGGTTCTGTACTCCTAGAAGCTTGGTCCAGCCTTTCTGAATAAGCGGGTCTTCCAGGGCATGGATTGCCGTGGGGCCCAGCGGGTTTGATTTCAGCTCGTCTAGCCATGCTGACTCGGGAACCACGATGTAGGTTTCACCGTTGAAAAGATAGAGTTTCTGCGTTGAATCCACTTTAGCAACCTCTTCCCTGACTTCTGTATCTGTAAGTGTTTTAAAGGGTTATGATGCAGCGTCAAACAAAACGTTCATCAGGAGAGTATCGGGCCAGAACCCGTGGCAATGCTTTCTCCCTGATTTTTTTGCTGAAACTCTGTCTGAGAAGAATGGATTCTACAGCATCATCTACGATGCTGGCTGCCAGAAAACTTGAGGGTCCCGTGACATCATGAGGAAACTGAAGTTCAGCCAGAATTATCTGGGCAAGCAAATCTTCGGTAAGCATTGCAATAACCACACCCATATACTGAAGCGGATAATGGAAAGCGGCTGCTCTGCAGAGCTGATCCAAATAGACTTCTATGATTGTATCGTTTGTCTGATAGGAGTAGTTTACTGCGTGAATTACTTGTTTGGGCTCAGGAATTATGTTGTTCTGAGCTAGGAAATGTCGTCTTCCCAAACTGCCATGCATGTCATCATAAAGTTCTATTTGGATCAGAAGAGACATGCTCTTGCAATATATATCAGTAAACTATTAATGCCTTTACACACAGGCTCTTGATAGTCTGATGCCATTCTTGAACTCCATAACTTTAAGGTAGAAAGCAATCATAAGAGCCCGACGTGGATTCTTTTGGGATACAGCTATATTGAATTCGTTATCCAGGGCTTTCATCAATTTTGAAGTTTCGTTCGGAGTGAGTTTGTCGAGTCCCATTGCGGCCTTAGTTAGAAGCTTGTCAACCATCGGGGTTCGATGCTGCTTCAATAGCTTAGGAAACTCTTTTTCAACGACTCCCCAGAATAGCTTCATCTTCAAATCATTATCTCGCAGACATTGGCGATCCTCTTTTGTGAACTGATTAGTTTCCAGCTGTGTAAGACGATGCTCAAGCTCTCTCGTGTCAGTCACAGAAGCACGCGCGCGCGCAACAATAAAAGATGCTATTGCCACGATGACACCGATGGCAGAACCGATATAGGATAAGACTTCTGAGACGTCCATTTTTCTCACATGAACTGCTATTCAAAAAGGTTATGAGGAATTTTAAGGCTTATGGTCTACCGAACTATTTTGGCTCCGTCCAGTCCGAGCCCCGTTTCAAACCAGAAAAAGCATCATCCCCGGATTGCTTTTGAATTGGGCCAGCCTCAACTGTAAGGTGGCCGCATTCTTTACATTTATATTCTATGGTCTGCGGCAGAGTATTTGTTACAGTCACGGGGGGTCCGCTTCTTCCTGTAAGATCAATGCTCTTGTTTGACGAGCTGATAATTGTTGGGTTTACTGAAGGTATATAGAAAGGCGTAACGGTATGCTTCGTGACTTTTCCACAGTGTTCGCAGGCTCGGTCTATTTCTGTCATATCGGTTCGCAGAGAAGAACTCATCGCAAGTCATATAAAGGCTTTCCGTTGATAATTGAATAAGTTTTGAGGCTGAATGATTTGGAGTTGGATGTAATAGTAAAGAAGAAAATTGAAGATGAAGAAAAAGAAAAGTACACGGTGATCCTCAAGGGTCAAAGCCCTGAAGGCGAAGACGTGCAAATAACAAGCTCCTCAAGCGAGAACATCACCGGCCAATATACTAGAGGCATGGCAGTTCACGTTAAGACGTCTGATCTGCAGGCAAAGCTCGGTTGAAAGTTTTGGCTTCCTCTAAAGTTGCGGTTATAGCATACAACGAAACCTTTCTTCCCCCAGTATTAGCAGAGCTTGCCCAGCGTCACTGCACAGTCAAAAGAACAATGTTCGGCTCCAACGAGACTATCAACAGGATAAATGTTTGTGAACTGATGCAGTGGGCTGATTATGCATTTTTTGACTTCTGCAATCCGCCTCTAGTATGGGGCACTCGAATGGCTCGAGAATGCCGGATCACCGCTAGGCTTCACGGGTTAGAAGTGTATGAAGCATGGATGCATGAGATTGACTGGTCAAAGGTACAGTTGGTCTGCTCGTCGCCTCAGTTTTCACGATTTCAAAGGGAAGATCTTCCAAGTCCAGCGCAAGTCCATTTCTTAAATATCGGTGTAGATATTGAACCTACAAAAACGCCGAAACAAGTTTTCGGTCATAATATCGGACTCATTGCTATTACAGGACTGCCACGGAAACGGATCTACACTACAATCGAGACCTTTTATGATTTGCTCGAGCAAACAAAACGCGGTGGCTATGATGCTAACTGGCAGCTGCATATTCGAAGCACACCTTCAACATGGCGAATAGCAGAAAGTCTAGAATATTTCAGCATGATAAAAGAGTTTGCAGCGACAATCCAGAGTTTAGGACTACCAACTGATCCTATCATTTTTCATAATTACATGAAACCGGACCGATACAAAGAATTCTTGAAAGGACTCGACATCATCATCAGTAACAGTATGCAGGAAGGTTATCATCAGTCCATCTTCGAAGCAATGACTTACGGTGTCTATCCTTTTGTGCATCGATGGTTGGGAGCAGATGAGCTCTTCCCAGAAGAAACCCTGTTTCTCTCTCAAAGAGAACTGGTTGATAAAATCTTGGAATGGGAACAATGGCGCCCAGAATCTAAGATGGCCAAGTCTATGCGAATCCAGAATTGCGCTCGGGCCGATAACCAAAATACAATAGCAAAGGAACTTGTTGACATCATCCTGGGAGAATCCTGAACATGTTGAAAGTTTTGGTTGTAGCTCGAAATCCTAATTTTCTTGCGCCAATACTGAGAGAATTGAATCGCCGAGGATGCGAAGTACAGCAGTTTGTTTTCTCCGATGATGAAACATTCGATCTAGTTCAATTACATGAGCTGATGATGCGATGGGCAGACTGCGCATTCTTTGATTGGGTTTATGCTCCTTTGCCGGAGACCAGCAGATTTCCCACACGCTGCCGAATCAGCGCGCGCATGCACAGGATAGAAGTCTATGACAAGGCCAAACTGGTAGACTGGTCTAGAGTACACCTTATCTGCACCAAAACCCAGTACATGCGCTTCCAAAAACAAATCGGGTTAACCCCACTTTCTTATACTGAAGCTAATGTAGGCTGCAATACTGCACCTGCAGCAACTCCCAAGAAGACTTTCAACCATACACTCGGCCTCATTACATACACACCATTACCGCGCAAACGCATCTATACTACTATTGAAAGTTTCTTTGATCTGCTTTCCCGCAGCGAATCTAAAGATGTCGACTGGACACTACATATTCGAGGCGCTGAACTCACAGGCTTCAACGACAACGTTACAGCCGAATATCTAAAGTTCATCGGCGAATTCAGCGATACACTGAAAAAAATGGGGTTGCCAGTCAACCGGGTAGTTTTCCACGGGTTCTTGAAGCAGGAAGAATATGCAAAGTTTCTCAGCAGCCTAGATATCATCATAAGCAATAGCATGCAGGAAGGCTACCATCAATCAGTATTTGAAGCCATGGCCTACGGCGCCTCTCCCCTTGTGCACCATTGGTTTGGCGCTGAAACACTTTTCCCGGAGAAATGTCTTTTCCTGACTCAAAGAGACTTGGTCCGTAAGATTATTCAATGGGAGCAACAGTCTATGATGGAGAAACAGGACTTAAGTCTACAGGTGCAGAAGTTTGTCCAAGAACAGCACAATGAGGATTGTTGGGCACAAAAAATCGTGGACGCCATTTTAGGAGAAAAACAATCATGACTTTACATGAAGCTGAACACGCTCCCGGCAAAGAAAAAGAAGACGTAGACCTGGTGATTGCGCATTGGGTCATGTTTGCTCCGGGACTAAGCGGAATGTATGAAACCATAAAAGAATTGGTATTGGCTGAAATGCAACTGCCCGGCGTTGAAGCCGGAATCGTGGAGCCCGAGAATAAGGAGGGCGGCAAAAGCGACGGTTGGATCACCACGCAAAGCCACGGCTGGGCCCAGGAACGCGCAACCATACATGTCAGCAGCTACTTCATGACTGGCTATTCAACAATGCAGCGTCCCCGCGTAATGCTTATTCATGGTACTCCGGAGGCTTGTTATGAGGCTGAACGGGAAAGCGGCAGTTATACTGCAGTAATTGGTTCTCTTCAAAACTTGGACGCTTCCGTAGTAATGAATAAACGTCAGTTTTCCATGTGGAAGCCCTATGATCATCGCGGCATTCTACATTGCATAGAAAAAGGCATCGACTTGTCCAGGTATACGCCGAAGGGCATGCGCATCGATTTAAACGGTGAACCCGCAGTCGGCATGGGTGAAGTGGAAAGGAAAGGAGGAGTCAAGCTTCCGCTTCTGCCATACGCAGCCGTCAATGAATATTATCAGAAGAATCCTCTGGTAAGACTGCATCATTGGGGTGTAACGCAGGAAAGACCTGTGCTTGACATACTTTTCCATAAAACTCTTTTTGACAAGTGGCTTGGCAAATACCGGCTCATGGGCCTACAGTTGTATCCTGACCAATGGTATAGAGGATGTGATATGCTGCTCAGTCCCAGTCTCTATGGGGACCCATCAAGAGTTCACTTCGAAGCCATGGCTTGCGGCTGCCCAGTAATTGATTTGGACAGCAGCTTACGATGGGGCGATAGTCATGCGACCATGCATGCGCGAGCTTTAGATTCGATTAACATGGCCGAATGTATAGCCAAACTCTACGACCAAGTCCGCGTTGACAAAGCCAAGGTCCGGAAGGAAGCTCGAGAGACTGCTGAAAAATACTATGACATTAAACGAACAGCTGCTCAGCTTGTGCGGATCTTGCGAAGGGTTCAGGATGAAGTGGGAGCAAAATGACACAGCCAATTCCCTTGAAAGATAAAGTTCTGCAAGCGCTTTCAGAAGGTTATCCAAATGAAATACGGTTTTCAGAATTATATGAGCAGGTTGGTTCTCCTTCACGTTCCGTGTTCACTGAAGTTTTGAAGGCTCTCGGAGAAGCTAAGCTGGTTACACGAAATGAAATCAGCTATAGATATGTGACTTACAGGCTTGACTTGGTTGAATTTCAAAAGAAACTGCAGGCTGATAAAGAAAAAATAGATGAAGTTACACGTAAACTAGATCAGAAACGATGAAGGAAAATATAGACGTTTAACCTAGAAGTTAGTTCTAGGAACTCTTAAATACATAGATAACAGAGGATTTCTCAGGGAAAGGGAGCCCGAAATGAACACAAGAATAAAGATTTTCTTCATGACCGTACTACCATTCGCGTGTGTAGTTGCCGGTCATGCCCTCCGCTTTATATGTGGATGCTTCAGCGGCGGGTCGCCAGAATAGGTGGGTGCACCTATTGGCGAAAAAACCCTCCCTTTTTTCTCGCTTCCATCGTTGGATTCACCGCGTTCTTCTTGAAGCTTCTGATGATCCTAGAGCTCCAGCAGATAAACATTCCCGTTCCAAAAAACAGCTTCATAATGCTTTCTTGATTCAACTTTGGGCTGCTCTCATAGGTATCATGACTGTCCTGCTTGTGCCAGTCATCCTACTTCTTATCACTATACCATACTTCGTAATCAGTTACACGGTAACTTGCGTTGTTGTCGCGGTCGCATGGAGTATTGCACGATTAAAAGTGAAGCAGATGAACGAGCGTGATTTTCAAAGAACTGCACGTTCAAGCAGTGATTTGGCCACAGAAGCAGCTTCCCATTAGCATATCTTTTTAAACAGTCTACCACAACAGGAACAAGCATGAGCGGATGGGAAAAACGCTACTGGGACCACCGGGCTCAGCGCTGCGGTGTTTCTGCTCCTGGTTTTAACGGCGGAACTGCAGATGATGAGAAAGCCATAGCCGCCTTTGAAAAAGTGGCAGATTGTAATATCTTATTGGATGTTGGCTGCGGAACAGGCAGACTCTACGAAACGTTGGCCAAGCACTGCCAGAAATACGTCGGCATTGATTTCAGCGCGGAAATGCTGAAGCTCTTCCGGGAACATCGAACACTCCGGCCGCAAGACGAACTATTTTTTATTGACATTGCAGACGGTTTGCCTTTCCCAGATGAAAGCTTTGATACAATCGTCTCTAACGTGGTTCTGCAGCATATTGTAGACGATAGGAAATTCCGTAAGGCCATTATGGAAATTAAAAGAGTCCTCAAAACCGAAGGAGCATGCTATATCTGCGAATGTACGACGCCGGGAGTTCTGACCAAACAGCCATTTCCACATCAATGTCTTCGGTCCACAGTAACATTTCAAGAAGTATTCATGCCTGAAATCAGTCTGGAAGACCAAGGTGAAATTCAGTCAATCCAACATTTCTTTTCGGGCAGAAAACTTCAGCATATCAAAATACAGCGGAATCATGAATTCGCCACTCTGAATGTTGGCTGTGGAGTCGATAATAGAGGCCATATAAGAGTTGATGTAAACCGGTATGATCAATATTTCAAAACGGAAACTGCCGTAAACATTATAGCAAGTGCCGAAGCTTTGCCTTTCATGGATACTGTCTTCAATGATGTAATCGTCCATCATGTCATCGAACACTTGGATAAGCCTTTGCTTGCAATAAAAGAGGCTGCCAGGGTCGGAGGCCGCTGTTCCATCGTTTATCCAAACGACAGAACTGGCGCCCTAATAGAAGTGCTAGAGACAGTCAAGATTCTACTTACAAGATCCAGAGAATTAACTAAGCCAAAAAAACAGATTCTGCTGCTGCACCTGCAGAAACTGTCCCACTGGAAGGAACGGCATGTCGGCAAACAAGGCTGGGCAGGCCACAAATGGACAATACACTTTCCGAACGAAAACAAAATATACTATTATTGGCCGATGGAAACTGGTTTTTTGAGAGGACCATTGAAAATAGTCACTGCTTACGGCATGACTACAGGTAAAACTTGGATGAACAAGGCTGAGATTACAGTGTCCGCATCAATCATTTGCCGGGGAAAAGAACAGTTAACTCTGTATGCGCCTGCAGAACCGGATGAAGCAACGGAATTTGCAGATTTCCTGACGCAGTGGGTTCATAAAGCAAAAAGGAGAAGAGGAGAAAAATAACGTTGAGTCAAATAATCAATCTGATTCCGGAATATTCTGAAAGGGAATTTCAACAGCGGTTCTGCTCTAAATGTAATGCTCACTGCTGTCGCAAAGGCGTCTTCATTCCTCTTTTGAAAGAAGAGCTTGGCAAAATGAATAAGCTTGCCCGGCAGCTGCAGAGAGACGTGGTTCTTTCCATCGAAACTATTAATGATGAGCCCGTGTGGGTCATGAGCCACAGTGATTATCCCTGTGGATTTTTGGATCAGAAAACAAACCGGTGCCTGATCTATTTGGAAAGGCCCAGTTTATGCAGAGAACATTTCTGCGAACCTAGAAGCCAACTTGGAATAGCTGCTCCGCACTATTAATCTAGTTCGTGTGAGGATAACGCTTAAAAACGTAATGGGCAGTAGTGCTTTTCTGAGGAACGAAAAAGATGGTATCCAGTGCTCCTTCAATAAGTTTCAACCCGTCATCCATTAGCTTTGGAGTCGTTGATGTAGGAACATCAACAGCAAAGAAAACCTACCATATTAGGAACAAGAGTGGTTCCTATGCGACTGCGAAAAACGCCAGCCTCAGCTATCTTGGGTCGACAAACGCTTCAGAGGCCAAAGACGAATCTTGGGTCTGGGAAAGCACCAGTGCAAAGACAAACTACGTGAAGTCAGTAGGCGGCGGAAAAGAATGCCTCGCACCGTCAGTGGTTCAAAGCTACGACAAGAGCATCCGCGTTGCCACCAAAGTCAAAGTCCCAGCTGTACCAGCAACTTCAGGCACAGTGCTGTTCAAATTGTTAGCCCTTTGTGACTGACAAGAACAAACATCACTTCCGTTACCAAATATGTCCAGTTTGACTGGCATAGGTGAATACACAGGTTGAAAAACCTGTGCCTTCGGCAAGTGATGAAAATACACTGCCTGAGCAGATGGGTTGAATCAGTATCCAAAGACTTATGGTGAACTCCCGTAGCGGAGAACAGCATAGGTAAGTTTTTCTATAACAAAAATTATATGCGGATTATTACATATATAACCGTATGTCTGACTTGGACTGGCTACTGGGTTATGTGGAAGGTGAAGGATGCTTCACTACTATCGCTCAGGTTGATAATGATCTGCATTTTGGATTAAGAATCAGACCTCGTTTTGATATTGGAGTCTCAAAGAAAGAGCAAGAAACTATCTATTCCATCCGGGACTTTCTATGGGAACGTGATATTTCATCTATAGCTAAACTTAGGTTTGTAGTGAGCGGTCTGTCCAAAGCCAAACATTGGAGGTCCTGTTTGACTATTTGTGGAATAAAAGAAAATCTGAAGTTTTGTGATCTTCTCAGCCCTCTACGGTGGCATACGGTTAAGTTCAGGGATTTTCTTAAATTCAAATATGTTTTAGCTGAAATGGACAGAATCTCGCATAAATCTCGGAAGGGCATATTGCGAGGCAATCCTTTAACATGGACTGTGCAGGATTATATTGATATCCTTTTCTTGAGGGATACGATGAATCTGGGGACCGAAGGACAAAGACACATTCGTAATCGACATAAATGGGAAACTTATTCTGAGAAATGGAATGTTCAACCTTCAGAAAAGATAAAACAGTTTATTATTCTTACGGAATCGATGAATTTCTTCAAACTTGCTAGAGATAATGGAACAGAACAAATATTAACATCTTCTGTAGAAGAGGTTTAGAGAGTGTATCTTTGACCATGGAAGCCACTCTTCTTCTCCGTTTCACGGATCTCAAAGAACTTGAGGATTTCGTAAAGACGTTGCAGGCTTTCCCAGCAATCAGGAAGTCCTTGAAGTTTGAAATGGACGTTGAAGAATTGGCTCAGAAAGCAGAAGCTTTGCGCGCAGAAATACAGCAGCTGGAAAATCAGAAAGCCAGCTTGCATACGCCTGCGGTTGCATCGCCTCCAACAATATCGTAGGCAAAAGCGTATTCCATGTTCAGGGTTACGCATATTTAGGAGACTGAACAGTTTGAGTACAAGATGGATAATCCACCTGAAATCAGGCAAAAGCTACACTGACAAAGAAAAGTATCCTTGGGACGTTCCTGAAGATGAAATTACTTCTGTAGAAAGAATCATTAGCGGCAGAAGCATCAGTATCAAGAAGCATCCGGCATTGCATAATTTCTTCGTGAAAACGACTGAAAGCAGGGATCTTGCCATGATGACGTCTCCAGGTCAGCAAGCGGAGGTGAAGCCGCCTATGGTTGAAGCGCGAACTGTTGGGGCTCATATTGGCGAGTCGCCGAACGTGTACAGGCTGGAACTTTTCATTGATCCGAGAAACCAGAATGTGCAGCTGCAGGTAACGAAGGTCGAGAAAGCAACTCGAGACGGCTTCTAACTTTCCCTTTTCTGTGACGCTATTGCGGAACCTTAAAAACATTAGAAAACAGATGAGCTTCCGTTCAAGAGAACCGTTGAGTTGATACTGTGACAGACGGGTCTGCATCGCTGTCTTCATCAGCCACAATTCAAAAATCTGGCTTCGTTCCGCTTTCTTCTTCACTCACCATCAGAAAGTCTGCATCTAAAACAGTGCCTTCCAGCTTCACCGTGCATGTGCCCGCTAAACAAGTACATTCATCATTCTCAATTCGGAGAAGTTCTTCAAAAACATTATTGTCTACATCCGCCCTGATTCGTAATAGAGGAATCAAGGCACTATCGTCAAGTTTCATAGCGTGTAATATAGGATCTGCGTCTTTCAGGTCTAACGTCACGCCTGTTTACCCCGGCAGAAATGTGAGGTCCAGCTTCACAATCAGGAATTGCTATGACCTCAGCAGCAGCTTCCAAGTCAGAAACACTCCAAGCTCAACTGTTCTTTCCAGTTCTTTCACAGTGCAAACCCCGGGCTCAGCGGATGCGGGCGCCTTCCTGGTTGTGCGGCAAAGCAACGCGGCCGATTTGTCGTCAAGTTTTCTTCTCCGCTCCTCACCTAGCAACAACCTCTCCGCCAGCGTCACAGCCAAGAATGCTGGTTTTGTCAATTATAGGACAAGCCTCACGGTTCGAGGCGCAGCCGCTAAAGTCCTATCCTGCGCCTTTGCATTGCCAACGATAAAGAACCTTTCCTCAAGCCTAACACTGCAAAGGAGCAGCAGCAAACAGGTCAGCTCATCCATTCATGTGATGATGCCTGCCAGTGTCGATCTGCATAGTAGTTTCGTGGCGATCAAGTCTGGCTCGGGAGCCCTTCCCTGCAATGTTACTGTGATGAAAATTTCATCGAACTTCCGCAATAGCTTTACAGTGCGCCAGGCCCGTTCCGCAGCGGTTTCTTCCAGTTTGGCTATCGGCATCATTGAAGCTAAGAATCTAAGTTCCAGCCTGCAGGTACGCCAAGCAGCTGGTAAGGATCTCAGTGCCTGGTTCTTCATAGTTACACCTGCAGCTCGCGCTCTTGCTTCATCATTCACCCCTCGAAAAACCAGTTCAGCCGACATGCCCAACAGTCTCACGGTCCGCAATGCAGGTTTCAAGTCCTACAGGTGCAGCTTCCTCGTCAGAGGCATTAACTTTGTGAAGCTATCTTCGAATTTCACAGTCACGCGGCCAGCCTCAGCAGTTCTATCTTCGAGCCTCCTGGTTCATGCTCCGCCTGCACCCGTAACCTACGCGAACCTAGCGTCAAGCTTCGGAATAGCCAGCTACAGCCGCGCGCGCCTACGTAGCAATGTCACCGTACGCAATGTCGGCAGCAAAGATTTGTCCTCGAGCTTCAGTTTCGAGAAGAAAGCTGACCTGAGCTGCAGCTTCACAGTCAGAGCAATCACATATGAATACGCGGAATTGTCAACTGAATCTGTGATAAAGGCTGAATTGACCACATGGACTGAAGAAGAGGCAGTATCGTAATTTAAACTAGACGCTACAGCACAAGAGTAAAAAACAACTAGAGCAAATCTAGAGGTGGAGGTTCATAAATGACTGATGGGACAAAGGCTCTTAGTTCATCCGTCCAGCTTAGAAACTGTGGTTATGTGCAGGTGCAGCCGGACAACCTCGGCAAGAAGCTTCAGACCTTCGTAAATCCTGACCCACAAGACCCAACTGAACTCATACATTCGGAAGCCATCGTGGTTGTGGATTCTGCCGGTGTTGCAATACCATTTGGCGGAAGTCTGGTTGATCCAGCAGTGGCGAAGCGGGTGAATGAAATCGATTTCACCTGGAACGGGGATGGAACAGTTGCCACAGCAGTCTACAAGGACAGTGCCGTAGCAACCCTTTTCACGTTAACCTTCAGTTACACCAACGGAAACGTAACGAAGATTCTGAGGTCCTAACCATGGTATCAAAAACACTCGCTAGAAACAAAATGTTCGGCTGGAATCTAATCTTTGAATGCGTCCAAGAAGCAGGAGACTGGTTCATCTTTTACTACGACCCAAACGGCGTTGACATGTACAAGGTCAAACTAGACGCAACTACGAAGAACATGGCAAAAGCACTCATAACTAACATTCAAGCGTGGATGAACGCGACAGACACTTGGTCAGGAGACATAGTTGAACACTGGCAAAAGAAACCCGTAACCAAACCAGCGGAAACACGTGACGAGTGGGTCTTGGTCTAATTGGCGGGCACATGGACATACGACCACGCAACAAACATCATAACAGTCATAGGCGGCACTTCAGGAGCCCCATGCGCCTTCATAGACGCTTGGAACGCCGACAAAGCCGGCACTCAAGAACTAGTTCACACCCGCACAATCACGGTTGTTGACGGCTCCGCAGTAGCTTGCAGCCACAACCTACGTCCAACCGACTACTACGTTCTAGGAGGAGCCGCATTAGACCTTTACGTCGTAGTGGCTAACTGGGCTAACATGACCGCCGCCACGATTCGCTTAACTGGAACCGACACTGCAGGCGCAGCCCAAACTGAAGACCTCGCCATCACTGGCGACGGAACCTACTACGCAACCAAATACTTCCGCACTCTAACGCAGACTCAAGTCACCGTCTTCACTAAAAGCGACAGCGGCACCTTCGACTACGTGTTGACTCAGGGACAATGGGGCCGCGTCTGGAAGACGAATCTTGTTCAGTTCATGTTCGACTCTAAACTCTACATCGGCGATGGGTCAACAGAAACATGGTTTGTCGATACTCTGAAAGAAATCATTTTCAGCGATGGAATCGTTGGTGGTTCTTGGGAGTTTCTCCTGTATAGCAGAGCAAACGCACACGTAACTTTCGGCATTCTTGAAAATGCCACCTTGAAAACATCTTCAAGTGGATGCATATTCAGGTCTTTGGAAGATAACTATAACGCTAACCTATTCGTGTACATCAACACTGGAGCCTTGTATTCATGCACTTTTGCGGCTGTAGGCAACATACCTTACCATTTCATTACAGTCTTGAATGACGGTCCCGTTTGGAACTGCAGTTGCATAAACGCAGTGTTATTTTGGGGGTGCAGAGCAAACTTTTACAACGTCTACGTCACGAAAAGCACACTGGGCTTCTCGGACATTAACGTAAACTCAGTAATGAATCTTCTTTTCGTGACAGAATGTGTCGCTGCCTTATACGCTTACGCCGCAACAGCTACTACCATATCGAATACCATTTTAAGACGTAACACCTACATGATGAGCGTCATCAGCGCCACAGTCGATTCAAACCTCATCAACATCGACACTGACGCGTGGACTTTCACGTATTCTGGAACCTGCACGGGAAAGATTTATCGCAAGAACACAATCGACATAAAAGTCACTGACAAAGACAACAACAACATAAGCGGAGCAACAGTCACACTCAAAGACAAAGACGGAAACATCATTTTCAGCGTCACAACAGCGGCAGACGGCACAATCACTCAGCAGACAGTTTCAAGAGGCTACTATGCACAGGCAACAGGAGACACTCTTCAAGAGTATAGTCCACACACCTTAACCATAACTATGGCAGGCTACCAAAAATACGTGAAGAAATTCACTTTGACCGATAAGACCTCATGGGAAATCAAACTTGCTAAGATAAGCCAAATCCTGCTGGATCAAGGCGGAAAGCCCATCTTAAACGTTGTTCCAACTGATCCAGAAAATAAGATAGTCGTGAAGCTCTAGTGCCTCTTATTATTGCGCAGAGCCTTGCTCTTGTACCAAAAGCCTATAAGCAATTATCCTCTAGCTTTGCAATTAGAAGAACCGCTGCTCAATCATTAGCCAGCAGTGTTACGATCCGCAAATTTGGCAGTGCAGATCTTTCCACCAATCTGATTATTCGTAAGGCAAATTCAAAAGACCTATCATCGTCCGTTCATGTTTCACTCTCACGTAAACTGTCAAGTAGTTTCACCATACGGAAAATAGCAGCCAAGCCATTATCTTCAAGCCTCACCATTCGGAAAGCTTCTTCAAAATCGTTATCATCCAGCTTCACTATTCGAAAGGCAGCTTCTGAAGCGCTCTCCAGCTCCTTTACAATTCGCAAATCTAGCAGCAAGGCTCTCTCCAGCAGCTTCACCTGTAGGAAAGCTGCTTCCAACCCCCTGTCTTCCTCTTGGACAATTAGGAAGTCTGCTTCAAAAGCGCTGAGTTCCAGTTTTACCATTCGCAAAAGCAGTTCAAAAGCCCTGTCATCCAGCTTCATAATTCGCAAAGCATCTTCCAAAACACTGTCTTCATCAATCACTATTCAGAAGTCAGACTCTCAAATAATCAATTCCAGTTTTACAATCAGAAAGACTGCGACCAAGACAGTTTCGTCCTCCATTACCGTCCGGAAGAGCAGTTCCAAAACGCTCTCCAGTTCCTTCACGATATGCAAAGCAGCTTCTAAAGACTTGTCCTCGTCGTTCCATGTTACTCTTTCCGCTAAGTTGCGGGCCAGCTTCACGATTCGAAAAGCTGCTTCAGTAATTCTGCAATCTAACTTCACCATAAGAAAATCGGCAAGCAATGCGCTGACCTCCTCTGTCACTCTTAGAAAATCAGCCTCTCAAAACCTGAGCAGTTCATTCACCATCCGGAAGTCCACGTCTAAAGCATTGTCATGTAGCTTCATCTGTAGAAAGTCAGCCAGCAACATAATCTTGTCCTCATTCACAATCCGAAAGGCCAGTTCTAAGACGCTGTCAGCCTCAATCACTGTCAGAAATATAGGATCTAAAGCAGCTTCAGGCTCATTCACAATTCGCAAATCTGCAACAAACCCGCTTTCGTCCAGCTTCACCATACGCAGGGAATCATCAAAGGCTCTGTCTTCTTCCGTGATTGTGCGCAAGGCAGCCTCCAAAGCATCATCTACCCAGTCCTTCACGGTACGCAAATCCGCAATCAAAGCTTTGAGTTCCTCTTTCACCATATGCAAGGCCAGCTCGAAACCGCTATCGTGTAGCATCACGATTAGAAATCTCGGGTCTAAAGCTCTTAGTTCATCCGTCATTATACAGAAGGGTTCTTCCAAACTATTGAGTTCCAGCTTCACAATCAGAAAAGCCGCTTCTAAACAATTATCATGCAGTATCACCGTCCGCAACATAGGCTCTAAGGATCTGTCAGAAGAGTTTGCTGTACGGAATAAGAGTTCTACAGTTTTAAGCAGCTCATTCATCATATGCAAATCGTCTTCCAAAATACTCAGCTCCAGTGTCACAGTCCGGAAGGCTTCTTCGAAAGCCCTGTCAAGCAGCATGGTCGTTAGAAAGGCAACCTCTAAGGCGTTATCCTCATCCTTCAGCGTGCGCAAAGTCGCGTCCAAAGCATTATCGTGCTCAGTCACAGTTAGGAATGTATCATCCAGAATACTGTCCTCATCAGTCACTATCCGAAAATCAGGGTCTAAAGCCCTTAGTTCCAGCGTTACAGTCAGAAAGGCTGCAACTAGAGATCTATCATCATCCTTCTATGTGATGTTTCCAAGCGTCGGCTATCTGTCATCATCTTTCACAATCAGGAAGACAGGTGCCGCTGCTCTTTCAGCTAGTCTACATGTTATCCTATCAAAGAAGCTTTCTTCTTCAATTACAATTCGCAAATCAACATCCACAAATCTGTCCAGTTCGATTACTATCAGAAAGGCCAACAGCAAACCAGTATCAGCCAGCTTCACTGTTCGAAAGACAGCAGTCAAAGACCTAGCAACTTCAATCACTCTGCGCAAAATAACATATACTCAGCTTGCATCTTCGTTCACAGTCAGGAAAGCAGCTTCCCGCGATCTGACAAGTTCTTTTACAGTTAGAAAGACTACTTCAACTGCGATTGCCGCGAGTTTCACCGTTCGGAAAACTACAGCTGCAGATGTTTCCTCATCCTTTGCCATACAGAGAACTGCAGCTAGAGCATTATCGTCCAGCTTTACTCTTCGCAAGACAGCATCCACATGGCTATCCTGTAATGTGATTATACGCAAAGCCAGCAGTGCTCTTCAAAGTTGCAGCGTTACAATGCGAAAGTCGGCCTCGAAGGACCTGTCCAGCAGTCTCACTGTTGAAAAGAGTAGTAGTATCAACCTGTCCGCAAGCATCACTATTACAAAGATTGGCAGCCGTAACTTGTCCTGCTCATTCACACTGAGGGTTTCGGCCAGCAATGAATTACAGTCCAGCTTCATCATACGCAAGATAGGTTCAGCTGACCTTTCTGAAAAGTTCTACGTGTATCAAACCTGGAAAGATCTCTCGAGCAGTTTCAGCTGTGTGAAAAGACTCAAATATACAGAACTATCTACGCTTGGAGTAACAGGTGCCCTCATTACCGGCGTAGTCAGCACGAAGGAAAGATGATATGACAGATTATGTGCTTGGAACAACAATCATTCTCCAGACCATCTACTATGACAAGAATGATAATCCTATAGATGCTGATGCGAGCCCGCCTGTACGTGCCAAGATCCAGGATGCTCGAGGCCGAGTCATACAAACGGATCTCATCGCCACTAAGACTGCTGCAGGCACCTACCAATACAAGTATCGAACCGCTGGGCTTGCGGAAGGCACGTACTATTTCATTTTCACCGGCTACTTTGATGGGGACCCGGACAATTCGTCTGGCAGCTTCACATTAAAATCTGTAGTTTAAGCGCACGCGTTTAAAGCTTATTAATCTATATTGTTGTAGTAGTGAAGCATGCCCGAGCAACTCTATTTCACAGTGACTCTGGAACAGGTCACGAACAAGGCTGGCAAACTCCAGACTGTCCGATACATCACCTGCAGCCATTGCAGCTACAAATATCGCTCGCGTGTGGAAAAGCCGAAGAAGTGCAGCCGGTGCCAGAAGGACCTGTGGAACTGGAGAGAGAACGGGCAAGGAGAACAAAAATAATGGTCAAAGACTATAACTTCAAAGTCATAGGTGGAGATGGAGTTGAAGCTTACCTCAAAGAAATGGGTAAGCAAGGATGGATTCTAGCCAACATTCAACCAGCCTCCAGGAAGATCGAAGATAAAGGCGAAGGCACACTCGAAACTGTGATGGCAATACTCATCACGATGGAAAAGGAGATGCAGCAAACTTGACTGAACAACCAAAGGCCGATCGACAACCAACCTTAGAAGACTCACGAGACGCAAGTATAATCTTGAAATCGAAACTTCAAGACGCACTTGCCGGAATCAACGAGTTACATCATATCTTAGACGAAAGTCTGAGCAGCCCAACAGGTACACTAACTGAAACAATGAAACCTGTCAAGAAAGATTCTAATTTAAGATTTGATCTCCATCAAACACTTCAGAAAAGCTTGGAGCTTACGACGATTCTTACGGAGAAAATCGCAGATTTCAAATGGAAGCTGAAGAACAGAGAATCTTCCCCGAGAGAGGTCCATCCATGAGCACTCCTGGAACTGTGGGAAGCGATGATCTCTTTCCCAAGAAAGATTTCTATGAACCGGAGGCTGCACCTGTAGAAAAGAAGATTCCCGTGGAACAAGTTGCGAATGCGCTCAGCCTCCAGGAAGATGAGATAGGGCTCGTCATAATCAAGAAGCGAGCAACAGGTGGCTACACCGTTTCCAGCATGAAGCTCACAGACTGGAAGAAGGAAAGTCTACATGTCAGGCAACAATTGAATCTTGCGTGGGGCAGATTGCTTAAAGCCTTTCTGGGAGAGCTGAAGAAAGAATGAGCGTCCGGGATGAAAAGACCGGCACCTTCAAAAAGGACATGCGAATCCTACACATAAAAGTTCTTGATACAGGCGCTTCCGTTACAGGTCCAGAATGTGATGCTATCGCGGTTCAACTTGGTGAAGGTCTCAAAGCGAAAGGACTAGATAAAGAATACATTGTAGCAGTCACCGGGCCGGATGTAGAAATCAACATAAGAAGTGTTGAAAGCCTCATCCAGGAACTGCAAGAAGGATCTGACTTCCTCAAAAAAGCCATAACCATAGACGCAATCATCGCAGCGCTGAAAGCTGCTCGAGACAAAAAATGGCGCCAGGAACCGCCGCTGGGACCCCAACCAACTGGAGCCACTTCATAGATGGATCGGCAAAGCCTAGCATATCTTCGTACTCTCCAGAAATCCATCAGTGCCCTTCAAGCTGAAATAAAAAGGCTCCGTTTTCAAGTTCGTACCCTCATTGAACTCCATCGAACTATTCCCAGATTTACCCCAGACGATCTGACTATATTTGTTCTGTCCTTACCATCACATCTTCAGAGAACATGGCAAGCTATCTTCAAGCTTGGCAGAGCTACAGCAGGTCAAGTCGCAGCAGTCACGAAAAAAGCACGAGCTGTAGAATCTTCATATCTAAATCAGCTTTTCCGAATGGATGCTCTGTTCAAAGAAAAAGTTGGACAGCGGCATTGCTTTTTCTCTATCAAAGGCGAAATACATCTTAAGAAGAAGAGGCAGAAAACTTGAAGACTAGAACTTTCTATGCTATTCTTCTTCTCTGGGAAGTAGTTGCCACATCAATATTCTACTTCGGCATATGGCAACATGACTTGACTGCTGTCAGCGCAGTATGGGGGCCGGGCTTCTGCCATCCAAACGGACGTTTTGCCGACGATCCTTTCGAATGTTGGATCTGGAAAACCACAGTCGGAGAAGCCTACAACATCACACTGTTCCTGGAATACGTGGCCTATTCAATGAACGTGGCCGCTGTTGCTGCAGCTGTAGCCTATCAAGGCTGGACTATCCAGAAGATGCAGAATGAAAAGAAGCAACGCGCGCGCTTGCCCTAAACTTAGCTAAAAAGAAAGGAAATTAAATTTTTGGTGGTTGTTGTTTTATTGTACAATGCCATCGGTAACAATCGCAAAGTCTATGTCAACGTCAATGGATGTTCCTATGAGTCTGTTGGCTCCCATGTATTGATATATGGTTCCGGATGCGAATGACAGAGTCAATGTCACTTGACTCGAACTCTGTGCTGGTACTAGAATTGGTATTATGGCAACGGGTGTGAGTGCGTATGTTCGTAACCATGCTGGTGTCATTGTTCCTATAATAGGTGCAATGACCGTTATGTTGAATGCGATGTTTCCTGTGTTAGTCACAGTGAGGGATTTGGAAATAGTCGTTGTTACTCTTGGGTCTATCGTTCCAAAGTCAAAGCTAACTGGCACGCTCATTGAAGTCACTGCTCCAACATAGAGAACTCCATGTGCGTGGACTAGCGCTGAGAGATAACTTGTCGCAGCCACGTATACTATATACATTGAAGGGATTGCTATGCAAAGTATTGCTAGGATTACGATGAAAGTTTTATATTTCATATCAATCACCTCCGTTTAAATAAAATAACTATGGTCAGCCCCGCGTAAAAGGCGTTATTGCGAGCACAAAATTATATCGACTTTCGAAGCATGCGTCAGCTTTCTCTCGTGTACACCCACCACAGACGGAGAAAGATGGATTTGGAATTGATGAAATAAAGCTCTCTTGTGAACCCATGCAATTTAAGATTGGTGCATGGATGTGAAATGATTACTTTCTTCCGCGCCAAATCCTTCAATTCAAGAATCCATTTGAACCGGGCGTAAAGCTTGAAGGGCGGGTCCGAGAGCAACGTATCGCAGCATAATGGAATGAATGGTAGATGACGGATATCCGCTAGTACGAAGTCTGAATTGGTGAGCGAGCCGCGTTTGTTCTGCTTCAACGTTTTGAGGTCAACGTCTACTTTCACATCGCCCGTCGTGTCTAGCCCGCAGCAGAAGTTTATGGTGAATCCTTCAACTTGGTTCTTGAGGAGCTTATAATTCGCTATTGCCTTGCATTTCTGGTAATGATGATATCCTTTTCTTTCTGTTTTTGTTTTGTCGGACCAGGGCTGCTGTTGATTGATCGTGTTGAAGGACCATGTTGGATGCGCAGACAGTTTTTGCTCATCAACTTTCCGGCTCATTGTTCTTCATTATCTCTAGCTTATTTCTTCTGAGGAGCTCGGCTTATAAAACGGTCTGCTTCTCCAGAGAATTTGCATTCATAGATTACGTGGCCGATTGTTACAGGTGTATCTTTGCCGTGGTCTCTGATGACTGCTGCTAACGATTCTGCTCCTTTGGCATTGCTGAAGATCCATCCTGCTTCTCCTTCTCCTGCTGAGCCTTCGCCTTTATATATGCGCCATGGAAGCTTAGCCAGTTTGTCCGGGTCTAAATCTCCGACTGATGGTTCTTTCGCAAAGATGTCTGCAGAGATTTTGAAGTGGCTGTTGGATCCAGCGCTGATGTACTCACCGCCCAGAGACTTGACTATGTCTAGGAGTTGCCGGAAATCTTCGGATGGCAACATCTTTTTTCCACGTAGAATTACATACTTATCTTTCAATTCAAACGACAGGTTTTCTGCGATATGGGCCGGGGTTGCTTCCTTGATTTTATCAAGCAGACTCTTAGAAGGGTCTGTTGTTTGCTTGGTCGCTGCAGGTGTAACTGTTGCAGGTGTAGGTTTCAGCCAGGCATCTATCAATGTTTCTGCCCAATCCTTTGTAGCCTGAATGTTTTCCTCTGTAGTCTCGACCGTGATTTCATAGTAGCTTCTTTCCCAAGCTTCTTTTCCTTGAGGAAGAGTATGGCCTTTGCCGATTGCGAGTTTCACGATTTTTGGTTGCTTTTCCATCTTCGTTTCACCTCCAACACTTTCTTCTCTGATTTCACTTTGACAACGGAACGCACTAGATTCGTGCTGCAATACTTGCATTGTTTGGGCAGATGATGTTCCATATGACTCTCGCCGGTTTTTGGGTTTATCACGATTTTTGGTTCTGGACTGAAATGTTCTCCACAGCTGGGGCAAATCATTGTGATGATTTTCTTCTTTTTTGTCATGGTTGTTCCTCCGTTTCTGTTATCTGTTTTTGGCTTTTGGGCAGTAGGGCTCTTGCGCATTCTCCGCAGTAGGGAAGACTGCTGTCTTGATTTTTGGTTCTAAGTGTGTATATGGCCTCTTTGCCTCCCAATATTTTTCTGCATTTAGGATTTGAACATCGCTGTTCTACAGCTGTAGTACCAAAAAACTGGTCAAGACTGTTCATGATGTTCGAGTCTCCGGTGGCAGTTGTTGGAGACAGCGGCAACGGAAATAATTGAGTTTTCTTGTCCGTCTATTCTTGTTCTTTCTAGGTTTGTGCAAACAATGATGCAGCTGCAGATCCTTAGATGTGAGCGTTCGCTGATATTTTGTGCAAAAGTATTTGGGGCCTCTTCTTTGAGAAGTCATTTTCTGTTGGTCTCCAAGAGTTCTTGCAGACGCGGAACACCGCTGATGAGTCTTTTCTTATCTTTTTCTGTTCTCTTGATCCAGCAGTGTTTGTCAAGCGGCCATATCCATAAGGGCTCTAACGGCTTGAACTGGCTGACATAGAGCAGATGCAGTTTGTTAGCGTTGATTTCCACTTGTCTTGTGCTCGGGTCAATCGTGTATGGTTCATCTGATGGGGCATATCGTTTGATGAAGGTGCAGCTTGCACTGGCCATGAGTATATCAAAGGGGAAGCCTCTGCAAATGTTCGGCCGTTGACTGTAATATGCACAGGAAGCGGAAGCAGGTTGATAATGCGGACAGACATTCAATGCCAGCTGCCAAGCGAAAATTCTCGGAGGTCTCGGCCGGCTTACGCCTTTTGCTTCTCCACAGCCATACATCGGAAAAACATGTTCCTCCGGAAAGAGACGTCGCTCATTCTCCTGGAGATATAGGCCGAGGAGCCCCAAGTCTGTGCGCGCAAGCAGATGTGTACAGCACCAGCCACAGCGGAGACATCCGTACGTGAGAATCTTCATCTGATTCTTCTCCAATAGTTAATTCGAGAATAAGTTTTATGTGACCAAGAACCATACCTATGTTCTACGAGTCCTTCTCTTTTGGCTATTTTCAAAAAGCTAGTGGCACGATATTGATCTAAGCCGAGCATCTGGGCTATCGCTGAAAATGGTGTCCATGTTTCCGGCAACTGTTTAATCATGTTCAAGATTTTTTCGCGTCGTCTATGGCGACGTTTCGTCATCATTGACAATGTTCATACACCTGGAGCCAGCTGCTGCAATTCTCTGACTAAATTCATGAGCCTCTTGCCCTTCCCAGTAGCCTTGAATCTGGTTCCCCGGCAGACTATACATCTAAGTTTGATGAGCTCTCTTAGATATCGTTTGTTTTGGTCTCCGTTGACGCTGGCATGGTACATGATCTCGGTCTTTCTGGCGCCTTTAGTTGTGGCTGCCAGAATGTCTTCCCAGATCTGCCATCTTGCCCTATACATTTTGAATCAACCTTCTCCGTGTTTTTTTACGACCTTAGCCAAGGTAATTTTCTGGACATGGACTTGTATGAGTTCTTCATATTTTTCTTCAGCGTCTTCTTGATAGGGGTATTCTTTGACAACAACAGTTGTATCTGATGTCCAGACAACAACGATGTGAGGACTATATGTTTTGCTTATTGTTCTTCCTCCTCTTCGGAGAGGCGAATGACTATAGATATGTTCATTAGAAGGCTCCATCCTCATCGAAATATTCAACATTGCAAGTGCCCTTAAGAAAGTTTGGGCATGAATAGCGTGGTTTTTTATCTTTACATATTTCTTCAATAAGTTTCACACGCCATCCTTTTGCTCCACATTTTGGGCAATTCATAGTTTGCATCTGTGGAAACTCCTGACGCGGTTCACAACATTCTGGAATAGACGAGATGAACAAATTATTCTTAAGGAAGACACGTACGGGATATGTCTTGTACATGTCTACTTCTTTTAGAATATCTTCAACCCATTTCCACTGCAATTTTATACGTCTACTGCCTGTCAGTCTGCCAACAATGATCCATTGAATGCCGTTTAGGCTAGCCTTAGCAAAATCTATAGGCCCAAGCAGCGGCTCAAAACTCACGAAACGAATCTCAGCTCGAACTTCTTTCAGATAATTAATTCTATAGACTTCATCAGAATCTTCACCTGTAACTGTCGTGCCAACCCACACATTATCTGGAAACTTCAGATGCGGGATTCTCCTTGGAAACTTTGTTAACAGTTGAAAGATATGTTGGACTGGGCAGTCGAAGATAGTTTGCAAGACTGCGTCACGCCATTCGTCAGGCGTCCAGGAAGCAAACAGGTCCGCGTTGCTGCATACGAAGATCTTGCTGGGCTTCTTCAACTTCCACGGCTCATCCAAACGCTCCGGGTGAAACGTGGGTTCGAACCCATTGGGAAAAATGTTCGGGAACCGCTTGGCAATCTTCGCAGCATAACAATAGAAACATCCATGCTTACATCCGGTCACTGGGTTCCACGAAAAATCACACCAACCAATGGTGTTCTTAGTACGATTCATTTCAACAACCTGTATCTAA